GGCGATCAACGCGGCGGAGTTCTGTGCGGCCTGGCGGTCGAACATCCACCGGCTCTTCGGGGTCGAGGACGAGACGGCCTGGCCCCGAACGAAGGCGGACCGGGAGCGGCTCTGGCGGCTCATCAACACGACGATCAACCGCACCTTCGCGGCCGACCGTGTGGAGTTCCGGCTCGCGCTCTCGACGGTGCCTCGCTGGTGGCGGGCTCGGAAGGAGAAGGGCGAGCGGTGGCCCGGGCCTCCGTTCCCGCACCTCGACCCGGACGTCATCGGCGGCCGGGTGCAGCGTGTGCTCGACGCCTGGCGGGCCGGCGAGATGCGGGACCTCCTCACCGAGGCCGAGCTCGAAGAGCTCCGCGACCGGCGACGAAGCAACCCGGGTTGATACGGCAGCTGGCCCGACGGGCCTCCTGCTGTCGGGACGAGGCCCGTTGCGCGAAGATCAGCCCGTGGCGGACCGCGGTGGCAGGGTGGTGGAGTTCGACCTCGCGAACGAGCGGGTCGTGCTGGCGACGATGATCCACGACGCCAAGGAGCGGCGGCGGCTCATGGTCTCGATCCGGCCCAACGACTTCGGCGACCAGCGCCACCGGATCATCCTGCGCGGCCTCACGGCCCTCGACCGCGCCGGCATGGCCTGGAGCGAGGACACCTTCCAGACGCTCGTCGGCGGCGCGGACTTCGGCGGGTTTGCGTACTTGCGGGCCATCGAGGCCGAGTACCAGCCGAACCGGAACGTCGACTACCACCTCGACCGACTGCGGCTCGACGCGGCGAAGTTCGAGCTCCTCCGGGACCACGTACCGAAGCTCGTCGAGCTCTGCGAGGACCCGAAGGTGCCCGGTGATGCGCTCGCGGGTGCGCTGCGGGTGGCCGGCGATCGAGTCGGCCGCAACGCCCTCCGGAACATCCAGCGGGGTGGTGCGGTCGTCGACGCCTACTACGAGACGATGCGGATGCGGTCGATCGTCGGCTCCGTCTTCGAGCCGAGCGGGAACGTGATCCTCGACTCGATGCTGGGCGCGGGCTTCGCGCCGGCCACGGTGAGCCTGATCGTCGGCCGGCCCGGCATGGGCAAGAGCGCCTTCGTCTCCCACCTCGTCCGCTGGCGGGTTCGCAACTCGAAGCGGACCTACCTGGGGGCCTGGGAGATGGGGCGTGACGACTACCTCGATTCGATGATCGCGGCCGAGGCGGGGATCCCGGCGGAGCGGTACACAAAGCACACCAAGCACCTCTCCGATCAGGAGAAGCTGCGGATCGCAGACGCGGCCGAGCTCTTCCGCAACGACTGCTTCGTCATCGAAGAGAACCCGTTTATTCACCTGGAGCAGTCGACCGACAAGTGGGCCGACCAGAACGAACGGAACCTCGACCACGTCGAGAGCGTGGTGGCGGCCCTCTCCCAGGAGGGCTTCGGCTTCTTCGTCTTCGACGTCGTCGGGAAGGCGCTCCGCGATCGACGCGAGCAGGCCGTCACCCAGGCGCTGATCCGCATCCGCGAGTCGATCGCGAAGCGCTACGGGGTCCATATCTGCCTGGTCCACCACCTCAACCGCCAGGGCGTCGAGGGGCCTCCGTCGCTGGAGCACATCAAGAACGCGGGGGCCTTCGAGGAGGAGCTCGACCTGATCTTCGGCGTCGACCGGCCGATGATCCGCGCCCCGAAGAGCCGGCGGCGGAACATGCGCGACACCCTCGACCTCTACTGCCTGAAGCAGCGCCGTGGGCCCTTCCCCTTCTGCGTCCGCTACGACTTCGAGGGCGCGAAGTACCTGATCGACAACGAGGCGGCGGTGGACCTGAGCATCTTCGAGCGCGAGGACGGGCCGACCGAATGAAGCCCTACTACGAGCACGGCGGCATCACGATCTACCTCGGCGATTGCCGGGACGTCCTCGCCGACTGGATGTCCCTCGCCGCTCCGGTCGCGGGCGGAAGCGTCGATCTGCTTCTCGCCGACCCGCCCTACGGGGACACGTCCCTCGCCTGGGACGAGCGCGACCTGTCGTGGCTTCGTGCGGCCGGCCCCACCGTGCGGGACGCGGGCTCCGTTTGGTGCTTCGGCTCGCTGCGGATGTTCATGGCGCAGGCCGATCAGATCGCGGCGCTCGGCTGGAGGGTCTCGCAGGACCTCGTCTGGGAGAAGCAGAACGGAAGCGGCTTCCACACCGACCGGTTCCGTCGCGTCCACGAGCACGCGCTCCACCTCTACCGGTCGACGGCTCGCTGGGAGGACGTCTACAAGGCCCCGGTGACGACCGCCGATGCGACGGCCCGGACCGTGCGCCGGAAGACGCGCCCCACCCACACCGGCAACATCGGGGACAGCGCCTACGTGTCGCGCGATGGAGGTCCGCGGCTCATGCGGTCCGTCGTCTACGCGCGAAACTGCCACGGCTCGGCGGACCACCCCACCCAGAAGCCTCTCGGGATCCTGCGTCCGCTGATCTCGTACTCGTGCCCGGTCGGAGGGCTGATCCTCGACCCGACGATGGGCGCGGGCTCGACCTTGGTGGCGGCGCGGGAGATGAGGCGGCGCGCGGTCGGGATCGAGATCGACGAGCGGTTCTGCGAGGCGGCGGCGCGGCGGCTTAGCCAGGGCGTCCTCGCGCTCGGCGAGGAACGAAGCGAGTGAGGGTCGACGTCGCGAAGCTGCTCGCGGAGCTCGGGGTCGTGGCCCGGCGCTCGGGCTCGGAGCTTCGCGGACCTTGCCCGGACCCGGCCCATCAGCACTCGGGCCGGCCAGGCCCGGGCTCCTGGCAGATCTGCCCCACCGGCCCGAAGGCGGGCCTCCACGTCTGCTACGGGTGCGGGTTCGGGGGCGGGCCGATCGACCTCGTGGCGGTGGTCAGGGGTCTCGACCGGGCGGCGGCCCGGGAGTGGCTCGCTGGGTTCGCCGGGCTGCGGATGCCTCGCTCGGCGCGCTCCAGCGGGTGGCGGTCGAAGGTGGCGCTCGACCAGGCCCCCCAGCTTCGCTTCCCGCGGGGCAGCGTGCCGCTGTGGCGGGCGATCGACGGATTCGACCGGTCACCGGCCCTGCGCTACTTGAGCGGCCGTGGGATCGGCCTGGGCGACGTGGAGCGGTTCGGGATCTTCGCGACGGCGCCTGAGCGGCGCCCGGAGGTGGTCAGCTACGGGAGCCGGCTGATCATCCCGGTGGTGGTGCGGGACGAAATGGTCGACTTCGTGGCGCGCCTCTACGAGGCGCGAGACCCGCGGTCCCCGAAGGCGCTCTCGGGCCGGCGGGACGCGGGGGCTCGGAAGGAGCTCTCCCTGTGGGGCTACGACGAGCTCGACCCCACGTTCCCGCGGGTGGTGGTGGTCGAGGGCATCTGGGGCGCGGTGGCGCTCCGGAAGGCCGGTGAGCGCAACGTGGTGGCGGCCTGCGGGTCGGCCTGGTCGGAGGAGCGCACGCAGCTGCTGGAGCCCTGGCGCGAGATCGTGCTCTGCCCGGACGGCGACGGGGCGGGACGGAAGTTCGTCTACCAGGCGAGCTCCCTCCGGTTCGGACACCTGGTGCGGTCGGTCCAGCTGCCCGACGGCCTCCAACCCGACCACGACCCGGAGCGGGTCAGGGGGCTGATCGACGAGGCCCCACCGGCCCGGTATTCGACCGGCTTGGAGCCGGCTCGGTTGCGTAAATGGGGCGGAAAGGTATAGGTGCGTGAAGCTACCTGTGAGCGCGCACCATGCGTAATTCGAAGAAGAACCAGCGCCCCTCGCGGGCTGACGTCCGAACCCAGGTCGAGCGGGCCCTCAAGAGCCCGAAGAAGGTCCTGGAGCTCTCCGACCGGGAGCTCGAAGTGCTCCAGCAGCGCTTCCTGGGGAAGGAGCAGCGGACCCTCGACGAAGTCGCCAGGGCCCTCGTCCCCCCGGTCACCCGGGAGCGGGCGCGGCAGATCGAGGGCTCGGCGCTGGGGAAGCTGGGGATCGAGCGGTCCCCGGGTCGGCCGCAGACGAACCCCGAGCACCCCTTCGCGCGGTGGCTGGACGGCCGGTCGAAGACGGATGTGGCCGAGGCTCTGGAGACCTCGGTCTCGACCCTCAACCGACTGGCGGCCGGGACGATGCTGCCGAGCCTGGCCCTCGCGGCTCGGATCGAGCGGTACACCCACGGCCAATTCAAGTCTTCGGGGTGGGTCGTCGAAGAAGCGAAGAAGGAGAAGAAAGCGGGTTGACAGCGCGCGGGTCACGCTTTAATTGTCGGTCATCGAGCACGGAGCACGATCCCGGAAGCAACCCGGGTTGATTCCGCCGGTCGAAGTGGCGACCGGCGGCGAGGCTGAGATGACCCAGACCGAGTTCACGACGACCAAGACCGCCAAGACCTGGTCCCCCCTCCAGACCGCCATCTACGACAACTTCGCGAACGGGACCGGCCACCTCAAGGTCGAGGCCCTCGCGGGTACCGGGAAGACGACGACGATCGTCGAGGCGGCGAAGCGGATCCCGGAGGGGCTCTCGACCCTCCTCTGCGCCTTCAACAAGAGCATCGAGACCGAGCTCAAGGCCCGGGCGCCTCGCGGGGTCGAGGTCAAGACCCTGCACGGCGTCGGCTTCGCCCTCATCCGGCGGCGCTTCCGGACGGTGCGGGTCAACGACGAGAAGAAGGCCACGATGGCGGAGCAGGCCCTCACCGAGGTCCTCCCCGAGCGGATGCGCTACGACGCGCGGCGCAAGGAGACCCGGCCGACCTGGACCGACGTCAACAAGGTCGCGAAGCTGGCGGCCCTCGGGAAGAACCTCCTGGTCGAGGACATGCCGGGGCTGACGATGGCGGCGATCGACTACTCGATCGAGGACGAGGAGTTCCCGGCCGGCCTCCTCGCCGAGGCGGCGGCCCGGGCCATCGAGCTCGCGGCCGAGAAGACGGACGAGATCGACTTCGACGACATGGTCTGGTTCCCGGCGAAGTTCGGGCTCGCCTCCCACCGGTACGACGTGGTGGTGGTCGACGAGGCCCAGGACATGAACGCGGCGCAGCTGAGCCTGGCGCGCGGCGAGGTCCGGGAGAACGGGCGGATCATCATCGTCGGCGACAGCCGGCAGGCCATCTACGGGTTCCGGGGCTCGCACGCCTCGGGCATGGACGAGATGGCGAAGACCCTCGGGGCGGCGGTCCTCCCCCTCAGCATCACCTACCGGTGCCCGAAGAAGGTGGTGGCGATCGCCCAGCAGATCGTCCCGCAATACCGGGCGGCCGACGAGGCCCCGGAGGGGCTGGTCGAGCAGGTCTCCTACCAGCGCTTCGAGGCCCTCGCGAAGCCCGGCGACTTCGTCCTCGGGCGCGCCAACGCCCCGCTGGTCTCGGGTTGCCTCGGGTTCCTGCGGCGCGGGATCCCGGCCTGCATCCAGGGGCGCGATATCGGGAAGACGCTCCTCGGCCTGATCGACAAGTCGGGCGCCCAGGACCTGGCGGACCTCGAGTCCTGGCTGCGGGCCTACGAGTCGCGGGAGCGGGAGCGCGCCCTCCGGCTCAACAAGGAGGCGCGGGCCGACCTGGTGAGCGATCAGGTCGAGGCGATCCTGGCCATCGCGGAAGGCGAGCCCACGGTCGAGGCGGTGCGGCGGAAGCTGGAGAGCCTCTTCCGCGATGACGACGCCACCACGAAGGTGGTCTTCAGCACGGTCCACAAGGCCAAGGGGCTGGAGCGCGACCGGGTCTTCCTCCTGACCAGCACCTTCCGCCCGAGCCGCTCGACCGAAGAGGCGAACATCTGGTACGTCGCGGTCACGCGGGCCAAGCAGGAGCTCTACCTGGTCAGCGCCTAGTTGACTTCGACGCAAGGCACGCATATTCCGAGGGCGGTCGGGTTGGTCCGAAGCTGACCCGGACCGCCGGCAACGAGGGAGGAACGATTGAACCTGCAGGACGTGACCCGCCTACGGGCGGGCGAGATCAGCTTCACCAAGTTCGCGGCCGAGCAGAGCCGCTACTTTCAACGGATGGCGCGGTTCTTCTACGGGCGCGCTTCATGGGCTCGGCTACCGCTGGAGCTCCAGGACCTCGAACAGCTGGGCCTCCTGGCGGCCTGGGAGGCGGTCCAGAGCTACCATCTCCGCTGCCCGGGGTGTCGGCGGGGGGCGCGCACGGAGGAGGCCTACGAGGCCCATGTGGCGCGCCAGCACCCCGAGCTCCTGGAGAAGGGGCGCGCGCCCCGGCCCCGCTTCGACCTCCTGGAGTACGTCCACCGGAAGGTGGGGCGCGCGATGGACCACGAGGTCTACCGGTACGTGCGGCGCGAGCGGTTCCACGGCGACATGCCGGTCCTCCTCGACGAGCTTCCCGAGCACGAGGACCCGCACGAGCCGGCGGGGCTGCAGCTGGCGCTGGCCTGCGAGCCGACCCAGGAGCACGCGGCCGAGCTCCGGCTCCTGATCGACCGCGCCCGGGCGGCCCTCGGGCCCCGGCAGTACACGATCTTTCTCGCGATGATCGGGGGTGAGCGGGTGCCCTCGAAGGACTCGACCCTGATCAACCTCGCATTCATCAACCCGATCCTGGAGGAGACGACGTCATGCTGACCGCTACCAAGCTCAACCCCGAACACCTGCAGAAGGTCGCCAAGAAGCACAAGGTTCCGGCCGAAGGCGGATGGACCCCGACCGAGCTCGCCACGAGCCTGGCGGCGAAGCTGGCCGGCCTCTACCCGAACGACGAGGTCCTCGAATGCACGGTCTGCGGCTTCCCGTCCCCGGGTACCAAGGACCTCACCCACTGCCCGGGCTGCGCGGCGAAGTTCGAGTTCGACGACGAGGAATTGGCGGAGCAGGCGGCGGCCAAGAGCGCGAAGGCCGAGAAGAAGGCCAAGGGTGCGGCGGCGAAGCTGGCGGTGGTCGGGACGGACGGCGGTCCGGTGATCGACGTCGGGGCGGGGGCGGACAAGGGGAAGGTCGAGCCGACCACGAACCCCGGCGAGGTGGCGGCGCGCCTCGCTGCCCTCACCACCGAGGTCCGGTCGCTCCGCGACAACCTCGCGAAGAACGGCTGGGAGATCGGCCGGCGGCTCCTGGAGATCCACGACAAGAACCTCTGGGCCGGCAAGTTCGACAGCTTCGCCGACTACGTGGAGAAGCAGTGCGGCTTCTCGCGGACGGCCGGGGTCGACTTCATCCGGGTGGCGCGCGCCTACCCGGACGAGAAGTCGATCGCCGGGCTGACGATCAGCCACCTCAAGCTGCTGGCGAAGATCCCCGACCCGGAGATCCGCGCGAAGCTGACCGAGGAGGCGAAGGTCGAGAAGCCCTCAAAGGCGGCCCTCGCCAACAAGGTCCACGAGCAGCGCAAGGCCGACTTCGCGGCCAAGAAGGCGAACGGCGAGAAGGTCTCCGAGCGCGAGCGCCCCGAGCGGCGCGGTCACGAGAACAAGGTGGTGGTCAAGGCCACGCTGGACATGGGGACGGTGGTCTTCGAGGGCAAGTGGACCAACTGGGACCGCGGCGCGGGCCAGGGTCGCTTCCGGATCGGCGACGCGAAGTTCGTGGTCGAGGTCCTGCCCCGCGGCGAGGGCTTCAAGATCCACTGCCCGAAGCAGAAGGTCGACTGAAGCAACCCGGGTTGATTGGCCCTTGCCCGGCGTCGCTGCGCTGGGCGAAGATGGGGCTCGCCTGAGGTTCCCTGGTTGTCGGGTTGGGGTCGGGAGGAGTGGCGACGCTCCTCCCGACCCCTTCGCGCGTCTGGACCCATGGACGCTGGCCCTGTGAAGATCGGCCTGTGACGAAGGACGTTCTCAGGCACGCGCGCTTCGACCGCGGGCGCATCTTCCTCCGCGGCTCCGGGGGCGTCTTCGAGACGGGTGCGCGCGATGGCTTCTACCTGCCCGTGCGCGAGGTCGATCTCCTACCCCGCAGCTGGCATCGGATGGTCACCGAGGGCCCGCACGCGGCCTACCGGTTCGTCGAGTGGCCGGAGCCCATCCGGGCGAACGGGAACCGCGAGGGGCGGCTGGTCCACTTCCAACGCGAGGTCTTCGTCCCGCGTCGGATCTCGCCGCTGGAGGCCGACATTGACCCGGTGCGGCGGTTCGTCATCGAGCGCCCGTCGATCCAGATCGCCCAGGACTGGCGGCTCTTCTACTACGACCTGGAGACCGAGCGGATCCGGTCGTGGGACGACCCGGGCGGCCAGGAGCGGATCCTCTCCTTCTCGTGGCGGAGCTCGGAGGGGAAGCGGGGCCACGCGCGCCTCGCGGCGAAGACGGACGCGGCCGAGCGGGTCCTCTTGGAGACGCTGGTCCGGCTGCTGGCCAGGCACGATATCGCGATCGCTTGGAACGGGGCTCGGTTCGATGAGCAGGTGATCCGACGGCGCTGCGAGATCCTCGGGGTCTCGTTCGACGCCGAGGAGACCTTCTGGCTCGACCACCTCCGGTGCTTCAAGAAGTACTTTCTCCGGGGCAAGGACGGCGGCACCACCTCCAGCTTCGCCCTCGAAGCCATCGGGGAGGCGCTGCTCGGGGAGCGGAAGGTGCCGATCGAGGCGCGGGCGCGGGCCCTGGGGGCGCAGGTCGAGGGCGCGGCGGCGGCCATCGAGTGGGCCTGGGAGCACGCCCCAGAGCTCTCGCGCGAGTACAATGACCAGGACGTCGACCTGATGGTGGGGATCGAGGCGAAGACCGGCTTCGTGCGGCTCCACCTGGCGGTCTGCGCGATCTGCCGCATCTTCCCCGGGCGCGACTCCCTCTACCCCTCGACCCTCATCGACGGGAAGATGCTGCAGCGGGGCTTCGAGGTCGGCTTCCACTTCCCGACCCGCTATCGCGACGTCGAGCGTGATGGGGCGAAGGCGCGCGGTGCCTTCGTCCCCGAGGCGGTGGTGGGGCTCCACCGGTCGGTGGCGGTCTTGGACTACTCGCGGATGTACCCGTCGATCATCCGCGCCTTCAACCTCTCGCCCGAGACCCCGGACCCCTCGGGCGATATCGCGGTCCCGCTCACCGACGAGCGGGGCAAGCCGACCGGCAAGATCCTGGCGCGATTCCGCTCGAACCCCGAGGGCCACATCCCGGCGGCCCTCCTCGACCTGATCCGGCTGCGCAAGCGCTACTCGGACGCGCAGGCCAAGGAGGAGGTGGGGTCCGCGAAGCACGCGGAGCTCGGGCAGCTGAGCGACGGCTGCAAGGCCGTCATCAACGCCTTCTACGGGATCGTGCTCTCCCAGGGGTCACGCTTCTACCACTCGGCGATCGGCGAGAGCGTGACCTCGGTGGGGCGGATGCTGCTCGCCAACACGATCGGCATCGTGAGCCGGCGAGGCCACCGGCTGATCTTCGGCGACACGGACTCGGTGGCCTTCACGGGAACCGACGAGGACGCGAAGGCCGTCCAGGACGAGGTCAACCAGAAGATGGTGCCGGAGCTCGTCGCCACCCACGGGGCGAAGCCCGGCGAGATCTCGATCGGGTACGAGAAGCGCTTTGGGGTCGTGCTGGTGACGGCCTCGAAGAAGTACGCGGGGAAGTTCGCCGTCTACAAGGGCAAGGTCGCGGGCGAGAACATCCCGGCGGACGTGCGGGGGCTCGAGATTGTGCGGTCCGACGTCTGTCGAGCGGCGCGCAGCCTGCAGCGCGAGGTGGTGGACCTGGTGCTCGGGGGCGCGACCTCGGAGGAGATCCGCTCGGTGGTGGAGGACCGCCGGCAGGCGCTGCTCGCGGGCGGGGTGCCGAACGAAGACCTGACGCTCAGCAAGACGATCACGAAGGCGCTGGGCGACTACGCCAACAAGCCCCACCACGTCGAGGTGGCGGCGCGGATGGTGGAGCGCGGGGTCGAGGTCGACGAGGGGCAGAAGATCCCGTTCCTGATGACCGACAAGGGGGCCCTGCACCCCACGGAGCTCGGGCCTCTCGCAGGGCAGGTCAGCTTCCCGCTCTACTGGAACGACCACGTCTACCCGCCGACCCAGCGGGTCTTGGAGGCGGCCTTCCCGGGGGCGGGCTGGCCGGAGCTCGAGTGCGTGTTGCCGCGCCAGCAGGACCCGCGACAGGGCGACCTCTTCGGGGGCGAGCCGAGGCGGGTGGTCCGTCAGCCGGCGAACCGGCTGGTGCTGCGGGTCGAGGACAGCTGGTCGGAGGCGGCGGCGCTGCGCGAGCTCCTGGGGGCCTTCCCGGGCAGCCATCACCTGCGGGTCGATGTGCGGGCCTCTGAGGAGCGCCGCGTCTACGAGCTCGTGGTCCCGGGGTTGAAGGTCCGGCATCCGCGGGAGGACGTGCGGTTCGCGACGGCGCTGCGTTCGCTCGGCGTCTCCTGGGATGCGTGAGGCAGCGGCGATGATACGAGCATGGCCACAGAGGAAGAAGCGAAGCCGCCCGTGAGGGCGGTCCGAAGTCGTGTATCGGTGCCCTCCCGGCGGGCGATCAGCGCCGCGGAGGCGGACGTCCTGGACGAGAATTGGTCCCCGGTCATCACGGGGATCATCGAGCTCAACATCGAGCAGGTCCACCGGGAGCTCGAAGAGGGGCTGCGGGAGCGCGATCCGGCGACGGCCTCGGCGCTCATCGAGGCGATCAACAGCGCCCAGAGCCGGCGCTACATGGCGGCGAAGCTCTCGGCGCGGGCTCGGCGCGAGTACGAGCTCTTCAAGATCTCCCACGAGGCGTGGTGGGAGGCGAAGAAGGACGGCGCGCTCCTCGCCCTCAGCGAGGCCAAGAAGTCGGGCGAGATCCAGAGCAAGCAGATCACGAACGACATGGTGCGGGACCGCGTGATCGCGACCTGGCCGGACGAGGTCCGGGAGCGCGAGCGGCGGTACCGCGACTTCCAGGCGGCCACGCACGTCCTCGAGTCGCTCGAAGACGCCTGGAAGCGGCGCGCCGATTCGCTCTCGGATCTGCGCTCGCTCATCACCAGCACTGGCGGAGCCTCACCGCTCCGCGATCGCATCCAGCACCGCGAGTAGCGGGGAGAAGGGAAGGGACAGGGACATGCCGCAGATGAGGTCTTGGCGAAACTTGGGGAAGCGGGGCGGGGCTTCGTTCCTCGATAACTGGCGGAAGGACCCGGGGTACATCGACGTGGTGCCGCACCGCGATCCGCCGTGGGAGCGCTACCTCCACAACTTCAACCAGATCCTGGAGAAGGGCGACGACAAGACGAAGGAGAAGACGCTCTCGCTCGGCTACCTGCCCTTCGTTTGTCACGAGGACGAGGCCTTCCACAAGGCCCGGCGCTTCGGCGAGGCGGCGACCCCGAAGCAGTGCCCTGCCTGCAAGTTCCTCGACTGGCTGGAGGCCTCGAAGATCGGCGACGACGACCTGGTGTTCGTCTTCGAGGTCGGCCGCACGGTGCGGGAGTACCACCGGCTCGACCTCCTCGGCGGCGGTAAGCACCGCGACTCCTTCATGGAGGACTTCCGGCCGAAGTCGGACTTCCTGCTGAGCGTCATCCAGCCGAAGAAGCCGGACGAGGGCGTCCGGCTCACCAACGAGAAGTGGTCGCTCATCAGCGAGCTCGACCAGCAGATCCAATTCGACGTGCGGGAGCTCGGCGAGGACGAGGGCGACCCGAGCCGGCGGCCCATCTGCTACACCTTCAAGTACAACGAGGACGCGCGGAAGTACGGGATCAGCCGGAACGACCGCGTGCAGATCTCGGAGGCGGTCCGGGAGCTCTGGGCGGGCCCGGCCCCGGACGTCTCGCGGTTCGTGAACGCCAGCGACCCTTACGTGCTGCTGGCGGCCTTCAAGGACTCGCTGCAGTTCAAGGTCCCGCTCGAAGACTTCTTCGGGGCGGCCTGTCGGGTCTGGGATGCGGCCGAGAAGAAGCGCAAGGAGGCGGAGCCCGATCGCGGCGAAGAGGAGGCTCCGACTCGACCGCCGTCCCGGCGCTCGGAGGAGCCGGAAGAGGAGCGGCCGGCCCGGCGCTCGGCTCCTCGGGAGGAGGAAGCCCCGGCGCGGCGCTCGTCGCGCGAGGAGGCCCCGGCGCGGCGCTCGGTGCCGGAGAGGGACGAGGCTCCGGCCCGGCGCTCGGCTCGCGACGACGAGGCTCCCAGGCGCTCGTCGCGCGAGCGTGAGGAGGAGGCCCCGGCGCGGCGCTCGGCTCCTCGGGAGGAGGAAGCCCCGGCGCGGCGCTCGGCGCGTGAGGAGGAGCGGCCGGCCCGGCGCTCGGTGCCGGAGAGGGACGAGGCCCCGGCCCGGCGCTCGGTGCCGGAGAAGGAGCCCGAAAAGGCGGCGCCCCGTCGGGCGCCCGTGGCCCACGAAGAATGCGGGGACTGCGGTGGTCGGATCCCGGCCGGCTCGCCGAAGTGTCCGCTCTGCGGGGTGGAGCTCGACCCGCCCGAGGACGAGCCGGCTCCGGCTTCGACGACCACTCGAGCCCCGGCCCCGGCGGAGGACGAACCGCCTCCGCCGAGCGATCAGGACGCCCCTCCGGCCCGTAAGGTCCCCTGGGAGAAGTAGTGGCGCGACGGTCGGTCGCACAGGGGGACGGGGCGACCCGTCCCCCTCGCCGGGTGCGAGGTGCGCGCGCCCCGGTCTCTGAGGCGGAGGTGGCGGACCTCCTGGTGGAGCTCGCGGGGAAGTCGGAGCGGGCGCGGCTGATGAGCGAGGTCGAGGGCTTCCGGGCCATCCCGACCTCCATGACCTCCTTCAACCGCGCGACGAAGGTCGGGGGTGCGCCCCTCTCGTGCGTGTGGCTGGTCCACGGACCCAGCGGCGGCGGCAAGACGGCGCTGATCTGCGAGCTCCTCAACGCGACCCGACGAGCGCGCGGGCTCGGCACCTACGTGGATGCGGAGCTCGCGGCCGACACCCGGAAGTGGTTTCGGCGGCTCGGCGTCGACGCGAAGGGCTGCCTCTACATCGGCCGCACGGGCGACAAGGCCAAGAAGCCGACCCCGCTCACCTACGAGGAGACGGTCTCGGAGGTTGACGGGGTGCTCGACCGCTTCCAGGAGGGGAAGGCGAAGGGGCGGATCCCGGCCCAGACCCCGCTCTTCATCGCGATCGACAGCATCTCGAAGCTCGTCCCGGAGAAGCTCCTGAAGGAGATCACCAAGGAGGGCGGCGAGGCGCTGCGGTCGGGTGTCGGTCGGCTGCAGGCGATGATGAACACGGCGTGGCTGCTCGGCCTCGGGCCCCGCATCGGCGACGACAACATCATCTTCCTGGTGATCGCCCACGAGGGGCAGCCGAAGCAGGTCCACGGCGGCGGCGAGACCTACGACATTCGAGGCGGGAACGCGCTCGTCTACGACGCGATGGTGCAGGTCCGGGTGACCTTCAGCGGGCTGGTGCGGGACCTCTCCGACGAGGGGGCTCCGCCGACCGGGAAGCGTCACCGGGCGCAGGTGCTCAAAAACAAGCACGGGATCAGCTTCGACTCGGCGACCTTCTACACCTCGAACGGCAAGGGGCTGGCTCCGGTGGGCTTCGACCGACCGCGGGAGATCCTCACGGAGGCGCTCGTCCGGAAGTTCATCGAAGGGCCGAGCGCCGAGCGCGGGGCTCCGAAGATGACCTCCGGTACCCGCTTCGAGTTCCGCTCGGGGGCGAGCTTCAAGCTCTCGGACTTCTACGACGCCTCGAAGGAGGCGGCCCGGGAGGCGCTCGATGATCTGGCGGGCTCGTTGGACGCGGACCTGTTCCGCGAGGAGGAGGACTAGGTGACCACGGAGACGGCGCTGCGGTTGATCGAGGTCATGCAGGGCGAGCTCGGCGAGGAGCGCGGGACCCGGGTCGCGCAAGCGGTCGGGCTGCTGATCGAGAGCGTCGGGCTGGAGAACCCAGACCCGGCGCGGGAGCTCCTGGTGGTGGCCTCGGTGGCGGCCGGCGTCTTGGAGGCGGTGGAGATCAACGCCCAGGCGCCCGGCCCCGACCGAGCGCGGGCGCAGCGCATCGTCTCGCGGTTCGTGGCGCCTCCTCGGGGGGTCTCGTGAAGACGCTGGTGAGCACTGACTGGCACCTCGACCAAACGGCGCGGTCGGGGGTGGAGCGCTGGGTCTCCTTCGAGGCCCAGCTGGCGCGGCTGGAGCGGATCATCGACCAGGAGAAGGTCGACCTCTTCCTCCACCTCGGGGACCTCACGGACCCCGACAGCGGGAACCGGACGATCCGGGCGCTGGCGAGCACGCGGCGCTTCCTGGAGCGGATCGAGTGTCGGTCGGTCCTGCTGGCCGGCAACCACGACGTGGTCGACGACTCCAGCCACGGGGTGGGGGCGCGGGCGACGGTCTCGGTGTTGGCGGGCCTGCTGGTGCGGGTGGTCGAGACCCCGGCGACCGAGGTCATCGGCAGCAAGACGATCCTCTACCTGCCCTACCTGAGCGGCGCCCATGCGCCCGAGGTCGAGGGCCGGCGGCTGAGCGCGGTCGAGTGGCTGGAGACGAGCCTGCGATCGACGTTCGCGGAGCTCTCGGCGGACGCGAAGGTGGTGGTGTTCTGCCACCTCGACATTCCCGGGGCGACGACGGGCTCGGAGGGGCGGATGCTGCGGGGCGGCGCCCTGGAGCTCCCTCGCTGGATGGAGGAGGACCCGCGGGTGCAGCGCATCTACGCCGGCCACGTCCACAAGCCTCAGGTGGTGCGGGAGAAGGTGCAGGTGGTAGGGTCGCTCGACCGCCTCGACTTCGGCGAGGAGATGGAGCCGAAGGGCTACGTGCTGCTCGACCTGTGATGATCAGGTCATGGCGGCGCGCAAACGCAGATCTCAATCGACGGAGGGGGCCTCGGGAACGGATACCCCCGTTACACAAGTTCCCCCCTTGGCTCCCGAGGCCCCCTCCATCGAGCTACCCCACTTCCACCCTCTCCCGGCGGCGAACCTCCTGACCCTGCGGCTCGTGGACCCGCGGCTGGCCAGCCAGGCCGACTACGATGCCTGGGCGTCCGGAGCCTCGGTCGGCGGCGCGATCGTCCGGGTGCTGGTCCAGCTGACCGAGACCTCGGTCTTCGCGCCCCACGAGGCCGAACAGGCCCTTCGGCGCGCGGGGGCGACCCACGTCCGGCCGATCGTCCCGAGCCGGCCTGAGCGCAACGTGGAGGCCGTGGCGGGGCTCGAGGAACGGCTCCCGGTCGGCGAGGCCTTCGAGCGGTGGCTCCGCGCCCGGAAGGCCCTCCCCCGAGGGCTGACGGCGGAAGGCGTCCTGGAGGAGTTCCGGGCCCTCCAGGAGGAGCGCTAGGATGCGGCGGCGAGGAGGACGGGTGGAGGACGAGAAGAAGAACGAGACCCCGACGATCCCGGCCCTGGTGCCGACCGAGACCATCGAGGAGACCCGGGCGCGGGCGGAGCGGCCGAAGCCGAAGCTCACGATTCCGGATCTCATGGAGATCTTCCAGCGGATCCAGCGAGGAGAGTACCGACGATGAGGAGCCAATTCGAAGGCCGTGGGACCCTTCAGGTGGTCTCGACCCCGAAGCCCTCGCGGCTGGTCAGCGACCTCGACTGGAAGGCGGCCTGCGCGGTCCTGGTGGCGGACAAGTGTGCCAACGGTTGCGGCTCCTTCGAGACCGGCGACCTGGTCTTCCAGCTGGGCGAGCACCGGACCCGCCACATCCGACCGGTCAAGGACCTCTGCCGCGGGTGCGGCTTCAAGGTCCTGCGTGGAGGCGTGACCCCGCGGCGCGTGATCGCCTACATCCACCCGTCCGATGCGGCGAAGACCTGGGCGACCCTCGACCCCAAGGTCCGGGCGCGCCTCGAAGCGGCCCTCGCCACCATCGACAACCTGACCGCCTCCCTCCAGAGCGCCCTCGACGCCACGGCCCGTTGACTTCGGCGCGCAACCTGCGCGAATAGTCGGGCCGTGAAGTACGAACCGACCTCCCCCGAATCCCGTCGGCTGCTTGGCGAGAGCCTAGTGGCCCGTGTCCTGAAGGCAGGCTTCGTCGAAGAGCCTCGCCACGGCGAGCGCGTCTTCTGGCGCGAGGTGACCCCGGGGATCCGGGTGATGGTCTGGAGCTCGGTGGTGGGGGGTTCGGCGCGGCCGGTGGCCGAGGACGCGATCCGGGTCTCGGCGGTCTACAGGGCGGCGGACGGCAAGGAGCGCGGGATCGTGAAGGTCACGCGGGTCAACCGGGTCGGAGAGGTGGAGGCGATCGTCGAGCGGGTGATCGTCCGGATGCGGGAGGCCTGGGACCGGTCGCGGAAGGTTGAGCGCTGCCACTGCGGTGCCCCGAAGTTCGAGACCAAGAAGAAGACGCTCGCCTGCGCGGCCCTCTGCTGGACTCGAAGCAACCCGGGTTGATAGGGGCGCCCTTGACTTCGGCGCGCCTCCCGGTCACGCCAAGGGGCGCGTGACCACCCGAACCTCCTCCCGAACCACCTCCTCCAAGCCAGCGCCGAAGCCCGACCCCGGGCTCACGCTCCGGTACCTGCCGCTCTCGGAGCTCCAGCGATGGCCCCGGAACCCCAAGGAGCACGACAAGGGCCTCCTGCGGCGCTCCATGGCCGAGTACGGGTTCACGGTCCCGCTGCTGCGGGACGAGCGGACGGGCCGGCTGGTGGCGGGCCACGGCCGGCTGGAGATCTTGGAGGAGCTCAAGCGGTCGGGCGCCGAGCCTCCGCGGCGCATCCGGGTCGAGCGGAAGGGCGGGGAGTGGTTGGTGCCGGTGCTCTTCGGGGTCTCGTTCGCCACCGAGGAGCAGGCCGAGCGCTACCTGCTCCTCGACAACCGCTCGACCGAGCTCGGCGGCTGGAACGCGAAGGGGCTGGCGGAGATCTTCAACTCCCTGGAGCCCACCCACCGTGAGGACCTGACCGGCTTCACCCAGGAGGCGATCGACGAGCTCCTCCTGGCGGCCGAGGGCAAGAAGCGGGTCACCTTCGAGGTCTCGACGGGCGAAGGCGCGGGCGGCGAGGGCTCCGACGACCCGAAGGCGGGCTCTCTCAACCTGGCGCTCTCCGCCGACCAGAACGCCGTCGTCCAGCGGGCCATCAAGCAGGCGAAGGCCGGTGGGGCGAAGACGAACCCGGAGGCGATCGCGGAGATCTGCCGGCGGTACCTCGGGGGCGGCCAGTGAGCCGTCGTCGCGCGGTCGCGGCGGCTCCAGCGCCGGCCCCGGCCCCGGAGCGGATCTCCATCCAGTACTTCGCCATCGACGAGATCCAGCGGTGGCCACGAAACCCAAAGCTCCACGCGGACGAGAAGCTCGACGTCTCCTTGGAGCAGTTCGGCTACGTGCAGCCGATGCTGCGGGACGAGCGGACGGGTCGGTTGGTGGCGGGCCACGGCCGGCTCGATCGTCTGCTGGCCTGGAAGGCGTCCGGGCGCGAGCCCCCGAAGCGGATCCTCGTCGGGCCCGAGGGGCAGTGGCTGGCGCCCGTGACCTGCGGGGTCTCGTTCGAGAGCGAGGCCTCGGCGGAGGCGTACCTGGTGGCGGACAACAGGCTCGTGGAGCTCGGGGGCTGGGACGCGACGATGCTCTCCGACCTCTACCAGGGACTCGAGGGCGGGCTGCGGGCGGGCTCGGGGTTCGAGCAGAAGGACGTCGAGCAGCTGTTGGCGGACTTCCAGCGGGAGCAGCGCAAGGCCGAGCGGGCGGCCGAGCCCGAGGTCCCGGTACCGCCAAAGCACCCGGTGACCAAGAAGGGCGACCTCTGGCGGCTCGGTGACCACCTGCTGCTCTGCGGGGACTCGACGGTGCCCGGCGACGTCGCGCGGGTCATGGAGGGCGCGAAGGCGGACCTGCTCGCCACCGATCCGCCCTACGGGGTCAACTACGACGAGATCAGGGAGTCGAATGCGAAGGCCACGGGCGGCAAGATCCCCGACTACGACCCGATCGCGAACGACGGTCTCCAGGGGGCGGCCCTTCAGGCCTTCTTGGCGGCCTTCTTGGCGGCCATCAAGCCCCACTTCGGCGAGCGGCCGGCGATCTACATCTGGCACCCTGTGCTGTTGGAGAGCCTTCCCTTCATCGAGGCCGTGAAGACGATCGACCTCCTGATCCACCGGCAGATCGTCTGGGTGAAGCCGAGCCTCATCATGGGGCGGGGCGACTTCCACTGGCGGCACGAGACGGCCCTCTACGGATGGATCCGGGGGCGGCGCTCACGGTGGTTCGGGAAGCGGGACCTCGACACCGTCTGGGAGGTGGGGCGCGAGAACGACCGCATCCACCCGACCCAGAAGCCGGTGGCGCTCTTCAGCCGGCCCATGGACCTCCACACCCTCGAAGGCGAGGTCTGCTTCGAGCCGTTCGCGGGCTCGGGCTCGCAGGTGATCGCGGCCGAGGAGATGGGGCGACGCTGTCGGGCGATCGAGTTCGCGCCCGGCTACTGCGATGCCATCGTCCAGCGCTGGGAGGAGCGGTCCGGCAAGAAGGCGAAGCGGGCCTGACGGTTTGCGCGTGCCGCGCGCGAAGATAGGGACGTGAGCTCGAGTCCCTACTTGGTCGCTGGCCCCGACGACCCCTCGCCACACGCCCGTCGTTCGCTCCCGATGCTCGGCCAGCCGATCGACAGCTGGCGTGATGCCCTCTTCGAGGGGCTTGCGGATGGGCGACCCCGGACCTTCCAGCACCTCGCGGTCGAGGCGGCGAACCGGAACGCCATCGACGTCCTCGGGACCAACTTCGAGCTCGCCTTCCGCCGGATGCTGATCGAGCAGGAGATCATCACCCTCACCCGTCGTCCACCCCTCTACTTCGCGCGCTCGGACCGCCTGGCCCTGACGCGCCTCTTCATCGGGAGCCGCTGATGCCCATCGACCTCAACGCGATCCGAGCTCGACCCCAACCACCCGTCGGCGAGGCGGACGGCCGGCGGCGGAAGCGCCGGCTGGAGAAGAAGCTCTGGTACCGACGGCGCGCCGTCCACTTCCCCGGCCCCGGCGAGCGCCACCGGGACCGCCTGATGCGGCCCCACCACCGTCGTGTTCAGCACCTGGCCTGCCTGCTGGAGGACTTCATCTACGAGGTCCTGGTGAAGGAGCGGGTCGGCAACCGGGCCGAGCTCGCGCGGGTGATCGAGTACGTCAAGGAGGCGGAGCGTTCGCTGTTGGGTCTCGAAGGTCTGGTCGACGCCCTGACCCGGACCCTCGGCCTTCTCGATCGGCAGATCGAGGTCGGGCGGCGCCTCTCGGGTCGCACCGACGGCTCGCGCTCGACCCTCCTCTACTGGCACCGGCAGGTGGCGGATTCGGTCGTCCCCCTCACCACCTTCTTCCGGGCACCCATCCTGCTCAGGCCTCGCCTCTCGGCCCGCTTCCCGCGGACCCCGGAGCGCCGGCCCAGTGGGGCTCGGCGGCGCCATGCCGCGAAGGCGCGGGCGGTCGAAGAGCGGATCCGGGCCCAGCAAGCAACCCGGGTTGATTCAGAGGGAGGTCGGTGATGCAAGTGAAGGTGATCCGACGGGCGGTCGATCTCGACGCCCTCTCGGCGGCGGCGGTCTTCTTGGTGCTTGGCCCCGACGAGACCGATGAGAACGGCCAGGTCCTCGAAGGCGGCCGGGTGGAGGTCGTCTTCGACCCCGAGACTTGGATGGGCGGCGAGGAGTCCGAGGACCTCCTGCGGGCGGCCGAGATCGCGGCGCAGGCGATCGGCGAGTCGCGGATGCCCGGCCACCAACCCGAGCCCCAGGGCCTCTCTCCTCAGGAGAAGCTCGACGACCTCTCCGCCCGCTACCTGGCCCTCCAAGAGGAGAAGCGCGCCATCCAGGCGGAGCTCGACCTCGTTCGGGCCTCGCCCGACAACGTCTGGTTCTGGCAGGGCGACGGGACCGACAACCCGAGCACGATGGTGAAGGGCCTCCCGGTTGTGATGAGCGTCGAGACCTTGGAGAAGCTCCTGCTCCAGGCGGCGCGCATCGAGCCCGTGTGGAAGGAGCTCGCGCTCGACGACGAGATCCGCGAGGGCGACGAGTGGTCGCTCGACGGCGGCGCGTCGTGGAAGCCGGAGACCGACGAGGATTCGGTGGGGATCACTCTTCGCGAGGTGTCCGTTCGCTCCGACGTTCCCGGGCTCCGCTACCGGCGACGGATCGAGGCCATGACGACGATCGGGCGGAGCCGCTGATGGGCGTCAAGCAGCAGCTACGCGACCGGGTCGAGCCTCACGAGGCGGAGGCCTTCGCGCTCCTTCAGGCGGCCTGGCGGGCTGAGCGGGCGGCCGAGCACTCCGACCACATCGACGAGTGGGCGGAGCGGCAGAAGGAGGCGATCGCCCGGTACCGGGAGCTCTACCAGGTCGTCGTGAAGGCTCAGCGCTGCAAGTGTACGGGCCTCTGCCCGGGTGGTGCGGCCTGCGCCTCGATCACCGAGGACGGGCGCTGTCCCTGCTGCGGTGGGCCGGCGAAGGTCTGCAAGCCACGACACCAGAAGGGGTACAGCTGTGGGTGACGAGTATGTGCTGGGGAAGGTGGTGGCGGCCGAGGAGGCGCGGCGGAAGGCGGAGGCGCAGCGCGCCCGGGCCCACGATCTTCTGCAGGGTCTGCGGCACATGAAGCGACCCGAGCGAAAGGCGTGGATCCGCGACTTCCTTCGGGTGCTGGCGGACTCCGGCTACCACGTCTACGGGGTCAAGGACCCGCCTCCTGGTCGTCCGAAGCGATGATCGGTCCATGGCACACCACAGCACGACCCCTTCCCCCGAGATCCAGGCCCTCTTCGCCGAGACGATGGAGCAGCTGCGCCGCAACGGCCCCCTTCCCGCGGCCCGGGAGACCGGCGACGAGACGGCCCTCGGCCCCACGGGCGCCTTTCCGGACGGCAAGCTCAACCCCCAGGACGAGGGCGAGATCCGGGTGGGGGTTGCGGTCCACCACGACTACGTGGTCCTCAACTTCGGGAAGCCGATCTCCTGGATCGGCATGCTGCCCGGCCAGGCCAGGGAGCTCGCCCGCTCCCTCGTCGAGCACGCGGACCTGATCAGCGCCCGGGCCGAGCGCGAAGAGGAGGCGCGGGCCCGGCAGGAGTGAAGATCGGGCTTGATGGCCCACTCGAACCGCTCCGCCTTCCTGGCGCTCCACGACCTCAAGACCACGCTCGGCGAAGTCTTCCCCGGCTCCGACAGCGCCCTCCTCGCGTACCTGATCTTCCGCCGGTTCGGCCGAGACCTCGCCCTCGCCCACCAGCGCTGGTCGGCCCTGCTCGGCAACAACGCCACCCTCGATGCCTTCCGGGAGCTCGTCGAGGCCGGCGGTCCACCCCAGGTCCGACCGCCCCTCGACCTCCCCACCCTCGAGGTCCGGGCCCGCTGGGTGACGCGGCGGTTGCTCGACGACGGCGTCTTCCCGGTCGACCTCGATCTCGTCCTCGACGAGCAGCACCTCTACGTGGTGGTCCTGGCGGCCCTTCGGGTCGTCGAGGTCGACCCCGGCCCCAACCCGACCACGGCCCTCGCCGAGCTCCTCGAACAGGCGCTCCGCTGGGGCCGCAACGCCCAGCTGGCTCCCCCCTCTCCCCGGCTCACGCGCGACCTCCACCTGGCGGTCAAGGAGTACTTCAAGGCCTCGACGGCCGCTCGGGTTGCGGACGGCGCCCATCTCGGGGGCCCGCTGGCCAACCTGACCGACGCCGAGCTCGCCCAGCGTCGACGGGCGGTCCAGGAGACGATCGAGACCTACTCGCTCGGCGACCGTCCCTCCTCGCCGCCGGTCGCCCTCCTGCGCGAGGACCTGGACCTGACCGCGGAGATCTTCAACCGCCAGGCCCGGCGATGCGCCCAGGAGCCCGCGGGTGCGCCTCCCAGCCCCTCCCCGGCCTACCAGGCCCTCCACACGATCGCCCGCCAGGGGGCCCTCGTGCGGCGCCACAACGAGGACCCCGATGGCGACCGGTAGCGGGTGGGACTCCATGCCCGATCCCCGGGCCATCACCCTCTCCGGCGTCTGCCTCCAGACCCTCCACACCCACTCCTTCTGGGACACCCCCGAGGACGCCATGAGCAACACCACCTTCCTCGTCTTCAGGATCTGGTTCGACGGCAACGAGCCCATTCCCCTCGACGACGCCCTTCGGGCGGCCCGGCTCATCGCGGCCCACGTCGAGACCACCGTGACCCTCGTCGACGAGGCCGAGCTCGGGGGCGAGGGATGAAGCTCGACCTCGATCCCTCCTCTCCCGAGCCCTGGCGCCTGCGGCGCAACCACTGGCAGGACGAGACCGGTGAGTACAACCCCACCGACAGCATCACCGGCTACCGGATCCTCAGCCCGAACGTCCGAGGGGCGATGCCGCTCGCCCTCTCGATCACCATCCACGACCCGCTTCGCCGGACCCGGGCCCACATCCGCCACCCCATTCCTCGCTACAGCTGGTCCGCGGAGCTCTTCTGTGGCCACGCCCGGGCTCCCCTCGCCTCAGCCCAACCCGCCCGCACCCGAGCGAACGCTTGTGCGCGCGCCCTCGCCCACCCCGCGCTCCCCGAGACCGCCTCCCGGCTGCTCCGCGACCTCTACTCAGCCCGCAACGCCCGGGCCGTCTACCAGCAGACCCCGGACGGCTACCGGCCCTTCGTGACCGAGTTCGCCCAGGCCTCCTCCAACTACTACGAGGCCTTCCCACCAGGCGGGTACGCGCGCCTCGCCTGGTCCTTCCACCCCGGGCTCCGCAGCTGGCGGCTCCATGCCTCCCGGCTCTCCTGCGGGTTCATCGGGACCGTGGTCGGGCCCTGGAGCGAGAAGCACGACGGCCCACACCCGATCCGCCTGGGGCTCTTCTGCTGGATCCCGCACCCCGGCCCGGAGCTCCCATGAAGCTCACCCTCGCCATCCCCGACGAGACCTGGAAGACCGCGGCGCGCATCATCCGGCCCCTTCAGCTGTGGAACACGGCCTCCCCGGTCCTCCGCATGTGGCAGGCGATGATCCAAGCCCGGTGGGCCGACTACGACCGCGCTCGCGCAGACCTCGACCTCATCCTCCAGGAGCTCGACGCCATCCGCGCCCAGCAGCCCTCTCGACGATCCGATGACCCTGGCTGGACCCGCTGACCACCAGGCCACTTGACCTCGGCGCGTTCCGCGGAGAAACGTCAGGGCTCGCCATGGCTGGACGAAAACCCACCCTAGAGCTCTTCAACGCCATCAAAGAGGCGCTGCGCGAGGAGGACGGAAACGTCAGGGCCGTCTCCCGCAAGCTCTCGATCGACTACCGGGTCGTCAAACAGGTGTGGGAGAAGGGCTGGCCACAGATCACGCGGCCCATCTGGGCGCCCCAGGTGAACCGTTCGGTGCGCGATCTCTTCGAGGACGAGAAGGCGCAGGTCCGCGCGCACCTCCAGGAAGAGGAAGCCCAGAAGGCCCGCGATGCGCTGGCGGCGCGTGAAGAGGAGGCGCGGGCGCGGCGCGATGCCCTCGACCACAAGGCCCGTGAGGCGCGGGCGGTCCGCGCTGCCATGCAGAGCGGGATGGGGCTGCTCGGCATCGCCTCCGAGCTCAGTAGCGCGATGGTGCCGACCATCAAGAAGCTGAGCGCGCGCCTCCAAGAGGGCGAGGGCGAGCAGATGAGCCTCCGGGAGACGATCTCGACGGTCCGGAAGCTGGCGTGGATCGGCCAGGCGGCCACCACCATCATCGGGCGCTCGATGGAGCTCGAACGGAAGCGCCTCGGCGAGCCTGAGGCGATCCTGGGCGTCCAGGGTCAGACCTTCGACAGCGAGCGGGCGGTGGCGGCGCTGGGCAGCGAGGACGAGGTCTGGAAGGCCATCGAGGACCTGAAGTCGGGCGCCCTCACGGTGCGTGCCCAGAAGCTCCTGGAGCTCACGGCGGCCAGCCAGGCGGTCCACTGAAGCAACCCGGGTTGATTCGTCCCCTACCCACCGATCTTCAGGGGGACACGAGCGGTGACGATAGGGGCTATGGAGATCGAAGCGGGCGAAGGGTGGCGGCTCTTGAAGGCGGACGAGCCCATCTGCCGGGGCGACCAGTGGCGGTTCGCTGACTGCGAGGCCGACTGGGACGGACGGCTGCGGTCGAGCGAAGTCGGGCGAACGGTTGCCGAGGAACGGTGCGCAGCGCCGGGCTTCGAGACCCTCTACTACCGTCGGCGGCTGGGCGAGCAGCCGAGCGGGCGGCCGGTGGTGCTGCGGGTCGTGCCGATGTTCGCCTGGTACGACTTCTGGGTGGGGCTCTTCTGGGACCAGCGGAAGCGGATCCTCTACGTGTTCCCGGTGCCGATGTTCGGGCTGCGGCTCGAGTTCGGCGCGCGACGATAGGCCCATGAGCTTCAAGCTGGACGGCCAACAACTGACCATCACCTTCGGGCACGGGACGGTCTCGACGATGCTCTCGGCCGAGGACGGGCGGCACGAGACCTCGAACGAGCTCGTCCTCCTGGAGACCCAAGAGCCGCACCCCATCGGGGACGAGGACCCGTCGGTCCACGGCATCCTGACCGACCAGCTGCCCGGGCGCTCGGTGCGGATCCGGTTCGAGCGGCTGGAGAGCTTCCGGGTCTTCGAGGCCTTCTTCGAGAGGCTCCGCCAGCAGATCAACGCGCCCGAGCACCACCTCCAGGTCGAGGCCCGGGGTGTGCGGCGCCCGGCGGCAGATCAGCTGGCCCGCCACGGGATCGAGGGCAGCTGGCGGTTCAGAGATCCGGGGGAGCACACCGCGCTCGGCGACCTGACCGACTTCCCGATCAACCACGACGACGATCCCGCGGTCGTGGTGATGCGGCCGGTCCTCGCCAACGAGGTGGGGTACGAGCTCCAGCACGGCGAGGACCTCGACGTCCTCACACCTTGGCCGGCGTGAAGATCGGAGCATGAGTCGGACCCCACTCGACCTCGAAGCCTTCAAGCGCTCCATCGAGCTCGCGGCCTGCCCGTGCGGCGGGACCGGGATGGTCAAGGCTCCCTGCAACGACCGCCTCTGCGATGACCCGGTCTGCGCCGAGCGACCCTGCCCGAACGGGCACCCCGTCGGCGAGCCGGTCTTCCCGCTGCAGAGCTTCGACGCGGCGCGCGCCCTCATCGCGGAGGTCGAGCGGCTGCGGAAGGAGACGGGTCGATGAGCGGCTGCGTCGTCTGGGAAGGGCCCTCGCGCTTCGACGGCCAGCCCCTCGTCCTCCTCGCCACCAACCTCGAACCGACTCGCCTCCCGAACGGGAAGACCGGCGACGCGATCCAGACCTGGATCCTCCGGCGCGACCGAGACCCGTACGACGCCAACCACGACGGCACCGACGCCTCCTACTGCGGGTCGTGCGCGCTTCGCCCCCAGGGGCCGGACGGCGCCCAGCGGGCCTGCTACGTCCACCTTGGGATGGTCCACAACATCTGGGAGGCCTACTCGCTTCCGCCGGAGGAGCGCGGGCCGCACGCCACCATCTACCCCTTCCTGGTCGAGCTCGACGAGGCCACCCCGCGGCGGCTCGGGCGAGGCCCCTTCCGCGACCGGAAGATCCGGCTCGGAAGCTTCGGGGACCCGGCGGCCGTCCCCTTCGAGGTCTGGGAGGAGCTCGTCGGGCGCTCCGCCGGCTGGTTCGGCTACACGCACGCCTGGCGGACCTGCGATCAGCGCTTCCGCTCGCTCCTCATGGCGAGCGTCGACAGCCCCGAGGAGCGGGTGGAGGCTGAGGTGGCGGGCTGGCGGACCTTCCGGACCCGCCTCCCCGACGAGCCCATCGAGCCGGGGGAGATCGTCTGCCCGGCATCAGCGGAGGCGGGCCACCGGACCCATTGCGTCGACTGTGGGCTCTGCGACGGCCTGCACGAGCTTCGCGACCCGCGGCGCTCGATCGTCATCAAGATCCACGGGTGGAGCTCGGCGGTCTCGGCCTATTGGAAGACGCGCGCAGCGCTCAGGGTGGTCGCGTGAGCCACCGAGGACACCTGACCGCCAGGGAGAAGCGGGCGCTCTCGCTCGGGTACGCGATCCGGCTCCACTGCCCATCGTGCGGCGAGGAGTGCCAGACGATCGACTTCGACGAGTACGCCGAGAGCGGTCAGCCGGTCTGGTACGAGGAGGATGACCCACGGCCCTGCCAATGCGGCGCCGAGCTCGTCGTGAAGGCCGATGGCGACCGGGCGTGGCTCGAAGAGCCCGAGACCCCGGAGGAGATGAACGAGCAGCGGGAGGTCGCGAAGGTCGAGCGGCGCGAGGCGATGAAGCTGCGCCAGGCGCGCGAGGCCCTCACCGACTGGCAGCGCCGAGCCCTCCAGTGGATCGCGGCGCACCCCGGGTGCCGTGGGGACGACTTCTTCCTCGCGGTCTGCGCCAAGGACCCCGAACGCGCCTACCGGTGGCCCGTCCAGGCGGGCTCGCGCTTCCTCGGCCACCTCAAACGGGCCGGTTGGGTGATCGACTACAAACCCGACGCGCGCTCCGCGACCTGGTCCCTCACGGCCCTCGGCTCCGCGATGATAGGGCCATGAGCTCTCCCGGCTTCCCGCCGACCGACACCGAGCGCGCTGTCCTCTCGCAAGAGCTCGACCTGCGCTGCCGACCCGCGATGCCCGACGAGACGCTCAAGCTCGTCGAGGCGGAGGGCGAACGCGAAGACGCGAAGCCTTCCGACGTCTGCCACTGCGGCGAGGAGGCGAAGCGCCACACCTTGTTCGACAACCACGGGTTCGTCTCGATGGGCACCCACTCGGACGAGTTCGGGCCGAGCCTGCACACGCTCGCCGCCGTCGAGATCCGCCGGCTGCGACTGCGCGAGCGCGATCTCCAGGCGGCCCTGGACCTCTGGGAGCGCGGAGGCATCATCCGCTACATGGAGGCGGACGTCCGGCGACAGGAGCGAGCGCGCGCGGCCGACCTCGTGCGTTCGATGTTCGTCGGGAGCACCTCGGAGGTGGCCCGGTTGGAGCGTCTCGTCGAGCGCGTCAACGCACCCGTCGAGGCGCAAGTGCGTACCGTCGACGACGATCGACGCAAGGAGCGCGCTCGCTGCGTCGAGCAGGCCCTCTCGGCGGCGCTCGTCTCCGAGGACCCGAGCTTCCAGGCCGGGGTCGGGGCGGCCGTCCAACGCATCAAGGACCTGGAGGAGACGTGAGCGGTCTCGCCACGGCGGCCCGGTACGCGATCGCGATGCGGGCCGAGGAGGCCCGGGGGCGCTTCGATCGCTTCTTCCCGTTCGTCATGCGGGACAAGGACGATCGACCGCTCGCCATGGCGCCCCTCCACGTCACCTGGCAGGTCCACCTCGAATACTGCTGGAGCCACGGCCTCCACCCGGCCTTCATCGCGCCCGTCAACCACGGGAAGACGATCGGCCTGATCGCCCGCATCGCCTGGGAGATCGGGCGTGACCCCTCGCTGCGGGTGAAGGTGGTGAGCTCGGTCGATGACGTCGCCTCCGAGCGGGTCGAGGCGGTGGCGGAGCTCATCTCGAAGAACGCAGCCTACCGGGCCACCTTCCCCAACGTGCGGCCCGGCAAGCGGACGACGCGCCGCAAAGGTGAGGAGTTCACGCAGCACGAGATCCTCCTGGAGCGCCCCGGCTTCTCGGTCGACCCCACCGTCAAAGCCTACGGGGTGATGAGCGCCGGCACCGGCGGTCGAGCCGACCTCCTGATCTTCGACGACACGGTCTCGCGCGAGAACAGCCTCACCGAGGAGCGCCGGGAGGCGGTAACAACCCGGGTTGATTCGGTGTGGATGAGCCGGCTGGAACCGACGGGTCGGGTCATCTGGACCGCCAACCCGTGGCACAACGAGGACCACACCCACAAGCTGCGGGCGCGCCCGGCCTGGTGCGTCCTCTGGCAGCCCGTCTCGAAGGACAAGACCTGTATCGAGCAGTACGTCTACAACGCCCGGGACGACTACCCGCTCCCACGACTTGAGCGAGCGCTGGCGCGCCGAAGCATCGCGGTCGAGCCCGTCGAGCTCTGATGGGGCGCTTCTCGAAGGCCGTCCCCATGGAGGGGCGGACGATCGGCGGTCGCCAGGTCCAGGAGCGGGCCCCGAGCCGTGGGACCTCACGCTCCGCCTACTGGTGGACCGTCTGCCGCTGCGGCCGGCGGATCGCGGTCCGCGGTCGGGCGATGCGGCGAGGGGTCGGGAAGCTCTGCCGCTACTGCGCGATGCGCCGGCTCCGGCTCACCGTCCCCTCGGTGCGGGCGCTGGTGGTGCTGCTGGAGAGACCGAACGTTCGCTCCTACGACATTCGGGTGGAGCTCCGCTGCAGCATCCCGACGGCGCGGGCGATGCTGGTTCGGCTCACCCGGAAGAAGTGGGCGGCCCGAAGCGGTCGAGGGACCTACTCGCTTCTGCCGGCGGGCCTCGCGATCCTCACCGGCATCGCGAAGGGCGAGATCAAGGACCGCTTCGGGGTGCAGGGGCGGGTGCTGACGGTCCTCGACGGCACGCGCAGGAGCGGGCGCACGACGGTCGCCCACGGGCGATGATCGGTGCATGTGGTTCTACGTGGCCTACCAGGTTCAGGGCTTCGGTCGACGGACGGCCGGCCCCTTCAAGACGCGCGAGCAAGCGAACACCGAGGCGGCCGATATCGGCGGCTACGAGGGCGTCAGCGACGTGCGGATCGTCGACTCCAAGGGCGACCCGGTGGTGGAGAAGGCGATACAGGCGGGGCTGGTCGGGGGTGGGTCGTGAGGCTCGGGCTCGAACCGGAGCGGGTCTCGAAGGCCTGGCGGCGCGGCCTCGTGTTCGGCCTGCTGCTCGACGGCTTCCTGGGCGACATAGGGCACCGGGCGCTCCTGATGTGGCGCGCCCGACCGCTGCCTGTCGGCGGCTTCGAGGTCTGGGCGGCCTGGGTGCTCATCTTCGCGATCGCCCTCGCGGCCCTCTACCTGCGGGAGGTCGGGCGCTCGGTCGACTGCGAGGGGTGCGGCGATCGCTACGAGGCCGGCCACCTCTGCGCCGAATGCGAGCGCTGCCCCTACTGCGCCGAAGGGCGGGACTATGCGTGAGCGGGTGTTGGTCGCGCTCTCGCCTTCCTGGAACCGCGACACCCCGGACTACGCGATCGTCCTCTTCGCGTTCGGCCGGACGGTCCTCTTCGACCTGGCGACCACCAGGCACGCGCTCGACCTCCAGGTCCTCGGTTTCGGCGAGCCCCCGAACGCAGCCGGGCTCTGGGTGGTGGACTTCGAGGCCTCGACCGCCGACCCCGAGGACAGCCCGAACCCCACCGACGTCCACTGGCGAAGCCTGACCCCGTTGGAGCTCCTGCTGATCCGCGAGTCGGCCTTCCACCTCCCGAACGAGGAAGTGGCCCAGGACCAGTGGTGCCTGCGGTCGAGGTGGCCCCGGCTCGAAGACCTCTGGCGGGCCGAGCTCCAAGGCCGGCTCGACGAACGCGGGCTTGCGAAGCGGATGGTGGGCGAGATGCTTCGGCTGATCGGCGAGGTGGCGTGATGCGGCCCTCCGACGTCCTCATCCGCGCCGACTTCCCGCTCCCCGACACCTTCGGCCGAGTCGAACGGGAGGTGGCGGCGGCGATCCTCGTCGTGACGTGCCGAGCCTGGCACGACGCCTTCGTACCGGTCGACGCGCGGGAGATCCGGCTCGCCTGCATCGCCTTCTCGAAGGTCTACCGCTGGCTCCACAACCCCTTCTACCGGCCCGACTTCGACAGTCTGATCGAGCTCGGCTTCGCGACCGTCGACGACCACGGGCGGCTGAGCTTCACAGAGGCGGGCCTGGGCTGCCTACGGGGGCGGGTGGGCCGATGACCTGGGAAGAGCACGAGGACGCCTTCCGGGAGCACCTGGCGATGCGGAGCATCTTCCTCGGGCCCGAGCCGCTCGGCCTCCTTCGAAGGCGTGAAGATCGACCCATGACGACCACCGAACCGATCGAACCTGTCGCCCTCAACCTCTTCGCGAGGGCCCTCACCGTCACCTGCCCACGGTGCGGCTCGAGTCCCGGGATCGACTGCATGACGAACCGGAAGATCCTCCCGGAGCCCCACGACCTGCGGCTCCGGCGCGCCCTCCCCGGCTACGTGACCTTCCGGACCGTCGAGGAGGCGAACGGGCGGAAGAAGAAGATCCCGGAGCGCTGGACGGCCCTCGCCGCCGAGCGCCAGCAGGTGTGGCAGAACATCGAGATCGAGCTCACGCGCGCCCTTCGGCACTCCTGAGCGAGGCGTGATGATCGGGGCATGGCAACCAGCCCCCTTCCACCGGACCCCATCTTCCCCACCCACCCCGAACCCGACAGCGTCAAGCACGAGGTCTTCACGGCGATCGGCCAGGCCTCCATGTGCTGGTCGACCATCCCGACCGGCGTCTTCGAGAGCACGAGCGCCGAGCAGATCGGCCGGTCGCTCCTGCGGTTCTTCCAGCCGCACCTCGAACACCTGAAGCTGCTGACCATGGAGCTCTTCGGAGCCGAGCTCGACGAGGGCAGTCCGCTCGCGATGCTCCGCCAGGCGTTGGCGGAGCGCGGAGCTCTGCGCGGTGTGGTGCGCCAGGCGGCCCGAGGCTACGAGGAGTACCTCCACGACGGAGGCCCGCGGAAGGGCGAGCTCGAACTGCTCGGGCATCAGCTGCGGTCGATCACCTGGCTGTCGATCGACGACGCTCCGACGGATCCCGACCTCGGGGTCCTCGCCGATGCGGGGCTCTCCGAGGTCCTGAAGCCGAGGGTGGTGGTGAGCGTGCCCGAGCCGTCCTGGCCACGCGACGTGGGCGCGAGCATGAGCTTCACGCGCAACGGCAACCTGGTCGATGCGGTCGCGCAGCACCCTCCGGTCGAGCGCGAAGGGGCGAAGCCTCCCGCGGCCTGCCACTTCGAGATCCGGGAGGAGCGGCTGCGGATCGCGCGCTTCCTGGTCGAGTCCACCGGCCCGATGCCGACCGAGCACCCCCAGCCGATCCGACGCCTGGCTCACCTGATCGAGACCGGTGCGTACGCCGACCGGGTGTCGATCAGGCGCCGCACGACGGGCGATCTCATGCAGGACCTGGAGAACGCGAAGGACCGCGCCTTCATGCGGCTGCAGGAGCGCTACGCGGAGCTCCAGGGCAACGTCCAGGCGCTCGCGGCCGAGCGGATGGAGGACTCGACTCGGATCTCCGAGCTCGAACAGGAGCGCGACCACCAACGCAGCCTCGTGGAGGAGGAGAAGCAGCGGGCCGGCCAGGAGCGGGCGGCGATCGTCCGCTACCTGCGGCGCTCGGAGGAGACGCACGGCCTGCCGCTGATCGGCGACCTCGCCCGCATCGTCGAGGAGGGGATCGGCCAGGTCGAACACGACGGGATGCCGGAGCCCGTCGCGGACGCGAGCGTCCCCTTCTAGGCCGCGGGTCGATCAGGTGATGATCGACCCATGTTCCACCGACTGATCGCCTCCATCCGCGCCAAGCTGCCCAAGATGGCCCTCCGGGCCCAGACCAAGCCCCTCCCGGCGATCCGGCTCTTCTGCCTGGAGTGCATGGGCGGCCAGGGCAGCGAGGTCCGCAGCTGTGACACCACCGAGTGTCCGCTCCACCCCTTCCGGCTTGGTTCCCGGCCGAAGCGCGACAAGGGCGCCACCAAGGCCCCTCCGCCGGCCTTCCTGGCCCGGAGGGGGCTCCCGGTCCTCCCGGCGGCCGAAGCCGTTGTGGAGCCCACGGAGGCCCAACCCGCGGTCGAGGCCCCTCGCGCTCGCCGGGTCCGAAGGGTGGTGGTCGAATGACCCGCTCGTGGCTCGAGATCGAGCGCCCCATCCGTCAGCTGCTCTTCGGGCTCATCCGCGGCTTCACCGTCCCCGAGCCGCTCCGCGAAGGGCTGCTCGCCCTCCAAAACCTGATGCTCTTCGACGAGCCCGTGAACGACCTCGCCCGGGAGCCGCTCCCTTGGGAGCTTGAGCTCCACAGCGGCGACCGGTTCGACGCCCAGGTGTTGCGGGTCCGGAAGGCGCGCGCCAGCGCTCCCCCGGTCCCTGCTCCATCGGCGGCGGGCCCCACTCTCGTCGACACCCTGCGCAGCCCACCACCCGAGCCGTTGGGTCCGCAGCAGTACCTTGTCTTCGCGGTCGGGCTCGACCGCTCCCGCACGGCTCTCGACCGGGCCCAGGTGCAGGAGCTCCATCGCTACCTGGAGGCCTGGCTCGATGCCGGGAACGTGACCACCCCAGAGGACGATGGGCCTGGGGGTTGGGTCCCCGGCGGCCTCTACTGAAGGGCCGAATAGTCGAAGAGGCGACTTGCGTTCGCGCGCTCCGTGCGTTAATCGTACGGGCATGAAGAGCGCCGAGAGCACCACGAACCAGGTCTTCGCCTTCCTGCACGGGAAGCGCGCCACCCTCGACGGGATCGAGGGGATCTTCCAGCACGAGGTCCGCGAGGCCCGCTACCCCTACCCGCACACGGTCGAGCGCCTGAACCACCTCCCGACGGCGCGGGGCAAGCGGACGGACGCCTACCGGGAGACGAAGCGCCGGCTGGGCGACGACTGGTCGACCGACCTCACGGACTCGGATCGCTACTTTGAGATCGCGACGAAGCTCGGGTTCGTCGGCTGAGCCGGCGACCGGAAAGAAGGATCAGATGAGCAACACGATTCGTCTCTACGCGGAGGCAGCCTACGGGCACACCGGACAGTACGTGGCTCGCGTGACGGGCCGTGACCCGAAGTGGGGGCTCGCGCTCTCCTTCATCGGGCGACGCTCCGGGAAGCGGGGCGAGATGACCGAGGAGCTCGTGGACGAGCCGGGGCTCTACGCGGAGCGGGACGTCGACCGGAAGGGGAACAAGAAGGACCTCTTCCCGCTGGTGTGGCGGGACGCGAAGGGGCTGCGGGTCACGCGGCTCGACCGCGATGAAGCGATGGGTGTTGCGCGGCGGATCGAGGACGGCGATGACGCGAGCGAGATCGGTCGGCAGCTGCGGATCGCGGCGCTCGATCGAACGCTCACCGAGCAGCTGGCGAAGAACCAGGACGAGCCGATCGAGGTCGAGCGTTGGTCGGAGTCGCTGGAGGTCGGGTCGGTGGTCCTCCGGTCGGTGCGGGTCACCGACTGGCTGGCCGAGATCCGCCGGCTCCGCCAGGTCGGGGAGGCTGGGCGCGAAGCGCTCCTCGCCGAGAAGGCGAAGCTCCTCGCGCGGCTGGCGGAGATCGAGGGGATGCTGGCGAGCGCAAACAACCCGGGTTGATAGCCGTCCCTTGAGCCTCCGGGCTCGGACGTGCGAGGAAGGGATCCATGACGGACGGCAAGGGCAGAGCAGAGATCGGCGAGACCCGGGAGCGCTCCGGCGGGACCTTCAAGAAGGTCGCGGAGGGGAAGTGGGTCCGGTGGGCCGAGGGCAAGAAGGACGACGGAAGCTCCGCCCCGAAGGGCTCGGCGAAGGGCGCCGAGAAGAGCAAGAAGAAGGACCCTTCGTTTGCGGATCTGCATCAGGCGGCCAACGCAGCCTCCGCCAACGCCAAGAAGCTGGGGACTCGTGAGGCGCATGAGGCTGCCGTCAACGCGCATCACGCGGCGGCAACCGCGGCGCACGCTCTCGGTGGTTCGATCGAGGGCAAGCTCCTCGCGGCGCATCACGAAGGCGAGGTGCGGGCGCACGGGAACAAGGTCATGGATCACTTGGCGCGTGAAGAGGAGGTGCGTGATCGGGCGGTCGCGAGAGACCGAAAGGGTACGGAGGAACATCCGCTCGTGGTCGGGAAGGCCGAGGGCGAGACCCATGGTAAGGGGCGCGACGCGCTCTCGATGAAGTTCGGTGGGCAGACCTACTTCTCGTCGTCGCAGACGGGTACTTCGAACCACGATGGCACCCCGGTCCGCGCCTTCGAGACCGAGAAGGGTCATCGGGTCTGGGTCGATGACAAGTCGCGCGTCCACGCGGACTCCAAGGACGAGGTGCCGGCGCTGAAGGAAGCGGCGGCCAAGGGGTCGAAGGCCGAAGCCAAACCGAAGGCCGACTCGGTCAACCGGGAGGCGGTGCGGGCGCACCTCGCCGCCAAGGACAAGGCCGACAAGGCCCTGCAGAGCAGGATGGGCTACGGGCCCGGAAAGAAGTACCACTCCTTCGCGGACCACCAGGCCGACAAGGCTCGGAAGGCCTCGCAGGCCGAACAGGCCCGTCGGCAGCGGAACACGTCGAACATCCTCGCGGGGAAGAAGCCGGAGTGGTGAAGCTCTGTTGGTGAGCGAGCGCGACCGATTCCTTCAGCAGTGGTTCCGCGCCGTCCTTTGGTCGCTGGTCCTGCACCCTCCGCCCCGCTCGACCCGAGGCCCACTTCGCCGCGGTGGTGAGCGACGTGGGCCCGGCGTCTTCGACCGACCGGCGCGATGATCAGGACGATGGGTGACGATCAGCTGGACCTCTTCGGAGCCCCGAAGCCTGCGCGGGCCAACTTCCCCACGGAGGCGACCCCGACCGCGCAGATCCCGCTCGCCGAGAAGGTCGAGCATGTCCGGGCGGCGAAGCAGGAGCGCGACCACAGGTGCCACTGGCCGGGCTGCCCTCGGCAGGTGCCTCCGGCGCGGTGGGGCTGTCGGGACCACTGGTACCGGCTCCCGAGGTCGATCCGCGACAAGATCTGGTCGACCTACCGGCCCGGTCAGGAGGAGACGCTCTCGCCCTCGCGCGAGTACGTGGAGGCGGCTCGGATCGCCCAGCGGTGGATCGCGGAGAATGTCTCGTTGGAGCGCGAGGCCCTCGCCGATGCGGCACCTCCAACGGAGGACGAGGAGCGCGCCGAAGCGGCCCGGACGATCCTGGAGCAGGACTCGGCCTTCGAGCATGACCGCCTCGAAGCGCGCCTCGCCAAGCCCGCGGCGCGCCCGGTCGACCCGCGCGTCTGCCCGGTCTGCGAGGCCCAGCCGGCCCCGGGCCAGCCGATGGTCTGCTCGGTGATGAGCGAGCGGCTGCCCGACGGCAGCCTGGACATGTTCCACCTCGTCACCACCTTCGAGTGCTCCTGCGGGTACCGCTGGACCCACAAGCGGCCCCGGACCGACGTCTGCCCCCACGGCCTGCTCCTGAAGGTCCCCTGCGGGCCCTGTGGGCGCTCCTGGGCGGAGATCGAAGGTCCCCAGCCTCCCCCGGCTCCAGCCCAACCCGCGCCCTCCCAGCCGGCTCCCCGGGCGCGGCGAAGGTCGGTGCGGTCGGACGGGTAGCCCGGGCGCGCCTCGTACAATTCGCGCAAGCGGGACTTGCGTTCGCGCGCAAATCGCTTTAATTGTACGGGCATGAAGAACGCGATCGCCACCCGGAAGCCCGCTCCCTCCCCCGAGCCCTCGCACAAGGTCGAGGTTCGGACCTCGGAGTTCGGGAACGCCTACGTGCGGGTCACCTTCGACGGCTCGGACGAGATCCTCTCGACGGCGGCCAGCCACATGCTGGTGAGCCTCTACCTGCGGGCCTACAAGGCCGCGGGCCTCCCGAACGGGAAGCTCTGTATGCCGAGCGTCGACCAACAACGTGGTCACCATCGAGACGGCCCGAGGCACCCGGGCCGAGGCGATCACGCTCGCAGGCTTCATCGACCAGATCTTCGCCAACCTGACCCGGTAGCCCGGGCGCTCACGAAGGAGGACCCCATGACCGCAACCCGCACCCACACCCACGCGAAGCGCGCCCGAGCCGATGAGCGGCTCCAGGTGGCGATCGGATCCAACGGCTCCCGGCTGGTGGCCTGGGGCCACGGGCAGACCGAGGAGGAGGCCCGGGCGGAGGCTCGGGTCTGGAACCTCAACCCCGGCAGCCTCGCGGTGGTGCCGGCCTCGAAGGGCGCGGCGAAGCTCCTCCGCGATGGGGTGATCGACCTGGAGGGCGACAAGCTCCAGATCATCTGGCGGGACAACACGGCCCTCACCCACGGGGTCTTCGACCTCGGGCGCGCGGTCGAGATCGTCTGCCGCTGAGCGGGGCTCCTGGTCGCGCGGGCTCCCCGGGGCTCGCGCGACTGGACGAAGCAACCCGGGTTGATAGGGAGGCACCGATGCCGATGGACCGCGGACAGAAGGACGAGCTCGTCGACACCACCCTGGAGGGGCTCTGCGCCGACGAGACCCTCAGCACCGAGGAGTACCAGCGGGCCTGGGTGGCGTTCCGGAAGCTGACCGAGGCGGACCTGATGCTGGTCCAGGTGATCACGGAGCGGATGCGGGCGAAGTCGAAGGAGGCCCTGTGACGGCCCCGATCCTCTCGCCGGAGGAGCTTCTCGATCACCTGCTGAGGCGGCTCGTGGAGCTCGGGCTCACGGCGGAGGTGGTGCTGCGGGCGGGTGTCCCGCGGACAATCGATCTCGTCTTCGCCGAGGGCGCGGTCTCCCTGCGGGCGCGCGACGACCACTGGATGGTCTACAAGAGCGTCGGTCGCCACGAGGTCGTGGTGCCGGCGGCGCGCAAGCTCCTGGAGCGATGATCGGCTCATGCCTGATCTCAGCACCCTCACCCCAGCCGAGCTCGAAGCCTTCGTGAGTCGCCACCTCGCCGAAGAGACCGACGCCACCCTGAAGGACGTCACCTCGCTCCTCCACGCGATGATGGCCCGAGGCCTCGCGGTCCATCAGGCGGAGCCCGAGGCCACCCCTGCGCGGATGACCGCCCAGGCGGGTGCCGTGCGGGCCCTGAGCCGCTACCTCGACGAACGGCTCGGGCGCGGGACCGACGAGCAGCGGCATTGGATGGCCGAGATCAGCGAGCAGATCTGCGGGATGATCCTCGCGGCCTTCCGGTCCGACGTCCCGCCGGCCCCGGAGCCAGAGTGGTCCGACACCCCGGTGATCATCCTGACCGACCGGCGCGGGCGGCCCTCGTGAGCGAGGCCGACGACCGGCCCGAAGCCTTGGCGGCGGTCGAGCTCCTCTTCCGCTACACCGCGGCGGTCTGCCGGCGGGCCGGGCTGGAGCACGAGGCCCAGCTGCTCCGGCGCTGCAAGATCGACCCCGAGGCTCGCTTCTCCTGCGCGCTCCGCAGCCTCGGGGCCTGTGAGACCACAGCGCGGCTCCGGTGGGGCGCGGGGATGATGGGTGGCCGTGACCCCGCGGGGCTGGCGGTCGAGCTCCTGGTGCTCTGCAGCGCGGCCGTGGTGGCCTTCCAGGCCTCTCCGGGCGAGCCCCTCTTCCCCTGGGTGGAGGGGCTCCTCATCCGGGCCCGCAGGCGCGCCCACGGGCGCTACCCCGACCTCGTCCTCCCGGCCTAAAGATTCGACGCGAAGGGACTTGCGTTCGCGCACCGTACGCTTTAATTGTACGGACATGAACACGACGGCGAACACCACGAAGACCTACCGCGCGAACCTGGACATGGCCCGCCACGAGGCGCTCCGCGCCCGGCTCGCCACCATCGACGCCCTCCTGCACCGGCTCCAGCGCCCGGGCTCGGGCATCCGCGCGAAGCTCCAGGGTGAGGGGTTGGAGACCCGGGTGGTCTTCGAAGGCGGGGCCTCCGGGTCGGCCAGCCTCCTGCTCGAAGCCAGCAGCGACGAGCGGATCGAGGCTCATTTCGCCGGGTACTGCGAGGCGAACGGGTGCCTGAAGCCGCGGGTTGGCGCCAAGGTCCTCTTCCGGAGCGCCTCCTCGCCGAGCGGCTGGCGCAGCGGGACGATCACGAAGGTGATGGAGACCCGCGCCGAGGTGGCCTTCTTCTACACCTACCAGGTCCGGGCGGCGGCGAAGCGGGGCGAGCGGCCCAGCACCCCCAGCACCACGAAGGTCCGCTTCGAGCACATCCGCTTCGCGGCGAAGGCGCAGGCCTGAGATGCAGGAGGCGATGAACGCGAACGAACGAGTCGACCAGGCCCTCGCCTTCCTGGAGAGCCACGCGCGGGAAGTGGCCACCTGCACCCTGGCCCGGGAGCAGGAGCTCCGGACCGCCTACCTGGCCCTGCCCTTCTGCCGGCCTGCTGGCGGGCCCGGGCCGAAGGGCTACGGGCTGATCGCCTCTCGGGCCTTCACACGGTGGGTGGGGCAGGCGCGGGCCCAGGAAGCGAAGGCGCGGGCGGGCTGCGTGAGCCTCCGCCGGTGCCGCACCACGGGCACCATCGTCGGTCTCTACCGCTCGAAGGAGGCGGGGCTGGAGTCGGAGGAGGGCTGCGGGTGGACGGCGGTCTGCGAGGACCACGGGACGCTCGTCAGCGGGTCCTCGCGGGCGGCGCTCGCCGGGATCTCGTCCCTCGAGTTCTGCGACGAGTGCCGGGAGGCGCAGGCGCAGCGCGAAGCGATCGTCGAAGCCGCGGGGACGGGGCGATGAAGCGGCTGTCAAACGCGATGCGGGCGGCGCTTCGGGTGGTCGAGGCGGGCGGCGATCGTCGGGCGCTGGAGCGTGAGCCGGCGCTGCTTGACGGCTCGGCCCTCAAGCCCGGCGACCGGGCCCTCTGGGGCGACCAGGCGGTTGACGTCCTGCGGGTCTACCGGACGACCGCGACCGTCCAGGGGTGGGGCCGGAACCTCTCCGAGGGGAAGCTGGTCACCTGGCGGGGCATCGGGCTCGACCAGCTGCGGCCCTTCCCTCCGCGGCGCTGGACCCTCGACGGGGAGCCGGTCGACCTCCACGCCTTCCTGGCCGACAACCCCGACCTCGACGCCCTGGAGGTCGCGCACCTGCGGAACCTCCAACCCGGCCAGGAGTACCGCGGCGGGGGCGGAGCCCAGCCCGAGTGGGTCATCCGCCGGGAGCCGGTCGAATAGTGGTCTTCGGGCGTTGACTCTGGCGCGTGGTTCGCGTTAATTGTCGGTCATGGACAACACGGAAACGGACCGCGAAGCCATCGTCAACCTCACGAAGGATGCTGCCTCCTTGGAGCGGATGGCGACGGAGCTCCGGGAGCAGATCAAGCGGCGCGACTTCACCTCGGCTCGCGAGCGGCTCGAGTACATGCGCGAGACCTTCATCGTCGAGATGCTGCGGGAGATCGCGCGCGGCAAGCTCATCGCCTAGGGCCCAGAGTTCGAGGAGGACCACCATGAACACGACGACCACCACCCAGACAGATGCGAAGACCCAGGCGGCGACCGAGGCTTGCGCGCAGGCGCTCGAAGCCATCGAGGCCCTGAGCACGCTCGAAACCCGTCCGGTCTTCTACCCGCGCGAGCAGGCCCAGGCGCGGAAGAGGGCGCGGCGCGCGGTCGAGGCCCTCCGGGCCTTCACGACGAGCGCCGACGAGCACGACCTCCTCGCGGACTACCTCGACGCGCTCCGCGCCAAGACGACCATGGCCGTGATCTCCGCGAAGCTGCGGGCGGCCCTCGCGCGGTAGCGCGAAGGAAGGAAGAGGACGGCGATGACCACCTGGAACGAGACCCTGACGGATGCCATGGCGCGCGACCCGCGCCCCAACAAGACGACCCTCTACCTGCTCAACCCGCCCCAGGGGACTCGGCCCTGGGAGGCGCTCACGGTCGTCGATGGTGTCGTGACCGACCAGGTCCGGGACGAGAAGCGCGGCGAGGTCCGGGTGCCGGCGACCGGTTGGATCCGCCGGAGGGAGGGCTACCTGCGCGAGACCGAGACCGACTTCGAGGTCCGGTTCGAGGCGGGTCTGCCGGTCGAGATCCGCCGGCATCGCGGCCGGCGACCCGAGGTCGAGCAGACGCTCCGCGAGGCCCTCCTCCGCATCGGCTGGTCGGAGGTCCGGTTCGGCGAGTGGGAGACCGTGGCCCTCGACGACACCGCGCCGATCGAGGTGCGATGATCATGGTCATGGCGAACCAGCGGCTCCGCTCGCTCCTCGAACACGCCCGGGCGCTGACCGAGGGGCTCCAGGCCGAGCAGGACGACGCTCGGCCCTCTCCCCAACCCGCGCCCTTCCGCGGCGAGGCCACGGCCCGGGTGCTGCTCAGCACCCTCGACCTCTTCCGGGATGAGCAGTCGCTCGCGTCGGCGGCCCAGGCGACCCGGCTCTTCGCGGAGGGGCGGTTCGACGACCTGGCGCTGGTCGCGCTCGCGCGGGCGGTCGACCGGGCCATCAAGGGCCTGGTGATCGACCGCGAGGCCCGCTCGCTCCGTGAGGCCCTCGGCTCCATCGAGTCCATGACGGATTCGAGCCAGGACATGAGCGCCAAGGAGGTCGCGGACCTCCGGCGGCGCATCATCGGCAGCGTGACGGATGGTGTGAAGCAGCTGGGAGGGAAGGGGTGAGGACCGCGATCGGGCTGTTCGAGGAGGCGAGGGAGCGCGCCCTTCGGGCTCGCCTCCTGGCGGCCCGTGCGGCCCAACGGGGGCGTCAGGGGCGGGCGGTGCGGCTCACGACCCTGGCCCAGCACTACGACGAACGTGCGGCCGAATGGCGGGCTGTGGTGCCGGCCTGGCAGTGGGCGACCGGGTACCGGGCCTGATCAATTCTTTCGTCCGAGGGCGTTGACTCCGGCGCGTGGTTCGCGCTAATTGTCTGTCCCGTGAGCACGACCTTCGCGATCCGGGGCATCGAGATCAACTACGAGACCGGTGAGGGTTACCTGAACCTCGCGAGCGTGAACGCGGGGGAGCTCCTCCGGGAGCTCGGGCTCTACAACGAGGACCTCACCGGCGAGATCCGGGTGCGGGCCCTGCGCCAGCGCCTCGAAGGCGCGCGGGCGGTCGCGGACCGCGGTCGGCTCGGGGTCATCGCGAACCGGTACGTCGAGTTCGCGCAGCCCGCGGGCCGGAAGGCCGAGTACATCGACGCCCTGGAGGCGCTCTGCGAGCAGGCAGGCGACCTCGGGATCATCATCTGGTTCTAGGGAACCGAAGGAGCGAAGCCATGGGAGCCAACACGTTTTCAACCCTCGTCACCGGCGAGACCGCCAAGGAGGCCTTCGAGGCGGCGGTCCGGGAAGCGCGCCACCAGTACGGTCACAGCGGCTACACCGGGACCATCGCGGAGAAGGACAGCTTCGTGATGATCGAGCGGGATCCGAACCTGGCTCCCATGGCGCAGATCGACGTCCTCATCTCGGCCGACGATCCGCGCATCGAGGACAAGCACGGCCCGGCGGGCTGCCTGAAGATCGACGCCACCACCTGGCTCTTCTTCGGCTGGGCGTCCTCCTAGCCCGCTTGCCTCTTGCGCGCGGGGTGCGCGCTCGGCCACCCTCCGGGCCGATGAGTGCAGGCGTCCCGGTCCGGCTGCGGTCGATCCCTCTCTGGGGGGAGAAGTGGGGGAAGGAGGAGCTCGAAGCCTTCCAGGCTCAGGACGACCGCACCTACCGGCGGATCGTGGAGCTCGAAGCCCTGGTCGACGACGAGCTTTGGTTTCCCAGCTGGCCCAAGGCCCTCGTCCACGGCGTCTCGATCGGGGAGCTCCAGCGGAACAGCTGGCCGGCGATCGTCGGCGTCGACCTCTCCGGGGCGAAGCGCAAGGGCAACGCCATCGTGGTCCTGAAGCTCAACCCCTCCACCCGGCGGCGGCACGTCGTCGAGGTCCGGCGCGGAGCCTGGCGGTCCCACGAGACGGCCCTTCAGCTGCAGCAGGTGGAGGAGCTCTACCGACCGCTCGTCTTCCGGGTGGAGAACAACGGCTACCAGAACGCCATCATCGAGTGGATCCAGGCGCTGCCCGGGAGCTTCGACTTCTGGGCGAAGGTCGAAGCGACCACGACGGGCGCCAACAAGGTGGACGCGACCCTCGGGCTGCGGTCCCTCCAGGTGGAGTTCCACAACGGAGCCTGGGTGGTGCCGGCGGACGAGTTCGCCTCCCATCCCCCGGGCCACAGCTGCCCGTGGTGCGTCCTCAACCGGGAGTTCTCCACCTACCCGCAGGCCGGCGAGGCCGACACGGTGATGGCGACCTGGTTCGCGAAGTCGGCGGCCGAGGAGTACGCGAACGTGATCGCCTCCGCGGCCTCCCCGATCGGCAATCTCCGGAGCCGGTGATAGGCTGCCCGGGTGGTGGCCCTCTACCGACGCGGCGACGTGGTGTCGCTCTCCCGCTCCCAGACCTCGCGGGTCACCGTCGCGGGTTCGAGTGATGCTCTCCAGCAGGTGACCCTCAACGGCCGGCCCTACAGCTACCAGCCCGCGGGCGTGGAGACGGCGGAGGCGCTCGCCGAAGGGCTGGCTCGGGCGCTCGCCGACCAGACCGTCGTGAACGTGGAGCGGCTCGACGCGCACCTGATGTTCATCGGGGACCTTGGCCGCTCCTTCACGCTGACGGTCGGCTCGAACCTCGCGGTCGAGCTCCTGATGGGGGCGGTCCAGGGCAGGACCTCGGAGCTCTACCGGGTGCAGAGCGCGCGGGAGTTCTGGACCCGCGACCCCGAGAGCCGGGAGATCATCTCGAAGACGATCGCGGTCGCGCGGGTGGTGGGCGGCGGTCAGATCGCCCATCTGTTCGACGACGAGATCCAGACCTTGGTGGAGGCAGCATGATGGCGTGTGAGATCTGCGGGGTGACGTTCGAGCCGGGTGTTCGAACGTCGGCGGTCCCCGGCGGCAACCGGGTCTGCGGGCTGGCCTGCGAGCTCAAGATGCTCGACCAGGGCCTGGCGGTCTCGCGGGCCAAAGAGGCGCGGGAAGCCGAGGCCCTCACCGAGGCCGAGCAGGCGCGGCGCGGCCTCACCGGCTACATGCGCGAGACCTCGCCCGAGGAGCTCATGCGGGCGGCGCGGCTGATGATCCCGGCAGCCCTGGAGCTCCCGGCCGGCGACGACCGGGACGCGGTCCTTCGGCTGATCGAGGTGTTCATTTTGCGCGCACGACGCTTGAATCGCACCGACGGTTCGTGAGAAGCCGGAGGGGTGCTGCTCCAGCTGACCCCACGACAACTTCGCGAGATGGACGAGTCGATCTCGCGCGTCCACCAGGGCAAGGGACGAACGCCCGTCAAGAAGCGCATCGACCCCAAGGAGGTGCGGAGCGTCGAGGCCGAGAAGGCGGAGGGCCGAGACCGGGATGCCAACTACGTCTGGCAGCAGGTCATGGAGTACCACGGCTTCCGGTGGTTCGCGCCCCAGCGGATGAACCAGGTCTTCGGGCCCGAGGTCTACATCCCGAAGATCGTGGCGGACGTCGGGGCGGTCGTTCACACGGTGCGGCCCCACGAGGAGGGCATGTGGCGTCGCGAGGCGAAGCCGCGGATGAGCTTCAGGGTCTCGGACCTCGTCTCCCTGTTCCCTCAGGGGCCGGCCAGCTTCGACGAGTGGATGCGGGGCGAGAAGATGAAGGCGGAGGCTGAGCGGCGCGGGATCGCGCTCTCCTCGAAGGACCGGAACCGCCTGATCCGCCAGCAGCGCGACGGTGGGGCGGGCCGCATCGTGGTGGTGGCTCGCTGAAGCAACCCGGGTTGTTAGCTGCGAGGATAGGGGGCATGACGCAACCCATCCCCACCCCCACCAAGATCGTGATCGTCGATCACGACAACCTCGTCCCCGACCGGACCCGGCTCGCCCTCGTCGCCCATGCGCTCGAACGCCAGGTGAACGAGCACGCCGGCCTCCCTCCGCCGCACGGCTACGGGCTGCGCTGCTCGATCCGGGCGGCCTACGCGAACCACCCACCGGCGGCCGACGAATGGCAGCTGGGTCTCTTCCGCGACCCCGACCAACCCGGCGCGCTCGGCTACCACGACGAGACCCCGGCGGGCCTGCCGCTGATGAAGGTCTTTCCTCTCCTCGACCAGCAGGACGGGGTCGAGTGGTCGACGACGGCCTCGCACGAGATCCTGGAGGCGCTCGTCGATCCGAACCTCTGCCGCTGCGCCTGGAGCCCGATCGATGGGAAGGTCTGGGCCTACGAGGTCGGGGACGCGGTCGAGCAGGACAGCTACTCGCTCTTCGGGGTGAAGCTCTCCAACTTCGTCCTTCCGCCCTACTTCGAGCCCCCGACCGACCTCTCCGCGGCGAAGTTCGACTTCATGGGGCTCGTGCGGGCCCCCTACGAGATCCGGCCGGGCGGCTACGGGCAGACCTGGGACGGCCAGCAGTGGACCGAGCACACGCATGGCGAGCGAGGGAAGCGGTCGGGTCGGCAGGTCCTCGGTTCGCGCCAGGGCCGGCGCATCCTTCGGGCCTCCAAGCTCACCCTTCCCCGCTGACGCGCTCCCCAGCCCGCCGGCAGCCTGCTAGGCTCCGCGGCGCATGATCGACCTGAGCTTCGGCAACCAGTCGGACCCTCGTGTGGCTCGCGTGCGGACGCGGCTCTACCAGACCGGTCAGAGCGGGATCTCCGGTCGCTACCGGATGCTGTCGCGACTCGAGGACTGGGCGGAGTGCCGCGAGTACGACCACCATCAATGGGACTGGAACGGGCGCTCGATCAGCACGAGCCCCGACGCCCCTCCTGGGTTCGCGGTGGTGGGCTCGGCGATCTCGGTGCGGGACAAGCGGCCGATCGCCCCCCTCCGCCTGACCCCGCGGGTCATCGAGCGCTTCACGGGCCTCCTCTTCTCCGACGAGCGCCGGCCCCAGGTGACGGTTGAGGGCGACGAGGAGGCGGACGACTTCGTGACGGCGATCCTCGAACAGACCAACTTTTGGGAGGCCTGGAGCTCGGCGCGTAACTTCGGTGGCGCGGTCGGGTCGGTGCTGGTCACCTTCGTGGTCAACGAGGGCAAGTTCACCTTCAAGGCCAACACGGCGCGGGTCGTCCACGAGGTGGTGTGGCGCGACAAGGACGCGGGGGTGCCGGCGGGGGTGCTGATCCAGTACCCGGTCGAGCGCCTCATGGAGGAGGTCGACGAGAAGACCGGCCGGCGGACCGGGCGCCTGGTCCCGCAGACCTTCATCTACCGCCGGATCATCGACGAGGAGTGGGACCTGGTCTTCGAGGAGGTCCAGCTGCAGAACGGCCGGATCCCCGAGATGAAGATCGACGACCTGCAGTCGGTGCGGCACGGCCTCGGCTTCTTCCCCGGGGCCTGGGTGCGGAACCTCCCTGGGAGCGACGAAGGCTTCGACGGCAAGTCGGACTGCGACGGCGCCTACGACCTCTTCGACTCGATCGACCGGCTGCGCTCGCAGGGCTACGCGGCGCTGCTGGCCAACGCTGATCCGACCCTCGTGATCTCGCGCGACCCGAAGCTGGCGAAGGCGGGGGTGCCGATCGCGAAGGGCTCCGACAACGCGATCGACGTCGGCCTCCAGGGCTCGGCCACCTACTTGGAGATCGGCGCTGCGGGAATCAAGGCTGCCTTCGAGGAGGCGGACTCGCTCAAGCAGGAGGCCCTCGACAAGGTCCGGTGCGTCTTCCCGGACCCCGAGACCGTGGCGGCCCAGGCGCAGTCGGGGGTGGCGATGCGGATCGTCTACGCCCCGACGCTGGAGAAGGCTGGTGAGTTCAGGAAGAGCTACGGGACCGGCATCCAGGTGGTGCTGGAGCAGTGCCTCCGGGCGGCCCGGGTCTACCTCGACCCTTCGCGCTACAAGGGCAACGCACGGCCCGTGTTCGCGCTCCGGCCCAAGGTCGTCGAGGAGGACCCGGATCCCAAGAATCCGGACGTGGCGCCCCGTACGAGGCTCGTGCCGCGGACCCCGGGCAAGGGCGGGATGGTGGCCCTCCAGTGGGGCCCCTACTTCGCGCCGAGCCCGTCCGACACTCAGACTTCGGTGCAGACGGTGGTGGCGGCGAAGGCCGGCGGGCTCCTCGACCTGGAGACGGCGGTGGAGAAGAACGCGGTCAACTTCGGGATCAAGGACACCAAGGCCCTGATCCGGAAGATCCGCGAGGAGACGGACGCGCGGATGCAGAGCCTGATGGGTGGCGACGGCGGCGACCAGGGGCCGCTCCTCGACTCCTACGAGGGCGGGGACTCGGAGCAGGTCCAGGACGAACCTCCTGAGGGCGAGCCTCCGGCCGAGGGATGATCGGCTCGTGATCTTCGCGATCGACTTCGACGGCACCATCGCGCGCGCAGGCGACAACGGACTCGAGCTCAGGCCTGGGGCGGCGGATGCGCTTCGGGCGCTTCGGGCGGCCGGCCACACGCTCGTCCTCCACTCGACCCGGCTCACGCAGCCCACCCACCTCACCGACCAGACGGTGGTGGCGCGGCTGACGCCCTCCCTCCTCGACGCGGACCTTCAGCAGCAGGAGATGGAGCGGTTCCTGCGGCGCTGCGGGCTCTGGACGGTGGCGAGCGGGGGCGTCTTCGACCTCGTCTGGGACCGCCCAGGGAAGCCGGTGGCCGATCGCTACATCGACGACCGTTCGATGCGGCCGGTCTGGGAAGAGGTGGAGCGCGCCTTCGGGCGATGATCGCTCCATGACCCAACCCGACAAGCCCCGCTTCTTCGAGCGCAACGGCCAGCAGATCGAGGCCGAGTGGTTCCAGACCCACACCGGCCGGCGCTTCTTCCCGATGGCGCCCGAGGTCCGTGACGTCGAGCTCGCCGATATCGCCCACGCGCTCGCTCGGATCTGCCGCTTCGGCGGCCACACGCGCGGCTTCTATTCGGTCGCTCAGCACTCGGTGCTGGTGAGCCAGGTCGTCGAGCAGGAGTGCTTCGCCGCGCAGTCGTCGGTGATGACCCGCTCCCTGCTGACCGACCCTCCGCGGTGGAAGCAGGTGGCGCTCCAGGGGCTCTTCCACGACGCGGCCGAGGCCTACCTGGGCGACATGATCCGGCCCTTGAAGGTGGCCATGCCCGACTACAAGTCGGCGGAGCTCGCCCTCGAACGGGTGATCGCGCAGCGGTTCGGGCTCGTCTTCCCCTTCGACCCGCTCGTGAAGCACGCGGACGACATCCTGCTGGCGACCGAGCGGCGCGACCTCCTGGCCCACGAGCGGGAGTGGACCTTCAAGTACCCGCCGATGACGGAGCGGATCGTCGAGCAGAGCATCGAGCGGGCGGAGGCGAGCTTCTTGGCGCGGGCGGCGGCGCTCCTCCCATGAGCCGGGTGATCGCGGAGCACCTGATCTCCGACGAGCGCTGCGGGGTCTGTCGTGAGACCCTCGAGTCGGAGGGCGGGGTCACGCTGCAGAGCTCGGAGCGGATCTTCCCGCCGGTGACGCTCTGCGCGCGCTGCCTGGGTGTCGCGGTCCATGCGGGGGTGGCGCAGCGGCAGGTGGTGGCTCGCATCGAAGAAGCGCCGGAGCGATACCCGGTCGATGGCTAGCACGCGACGACACACCCCGTTGCCGGCGAAGAAGCGGGGCGAGGACGGGCGTCCGCTCTGCCGGTGGTGCGGGGCGGCGGTCCCGAAGGGGCGGATCTCGTGGTGCTCGGAGGCGTGCGTCGAGGAGTACCGGATCCGCTCGGACCCGGGCCACGTCCGGTATCTGTTGGAGCAGCGCGACCACGGGATCTGCGCCAGGTGCGGGCTCGACTGCCAGGCGCTCGCTCGGTGGTTCAAGCGGTTGCGCCAGCGTCCGATGCGGTTCGCTCCGTGCGGCATCCGTTCGGGCAGGCGTCGCGAGGTCCATCTGAAGCGCGATCAAGCTCGTCTTCTGGCGGCGGCCCGTGACTTCGCTCGGCGGGGCTTCCGAAACTTCAGCCGCTACATGCTCGGCGGTTCGCGCGACACCAATCGGAAGGCGAGGCACTTCTGGGACGCGGACCACGTCCTCCCGGTGGTGGAGGGCGGGGGCGAGTGCGGGATCGACAACTATCGGACCCTCTGCACACCCTGCCACAAAGCCGTCACCCGTGAGCTCGCGGCCAGGCGGGCGGCGGCGAGGAAGCGGCAGATCTCGCTTCCGCTCGCCACGGAGCCTCGGAAGGTTCGTCGGCGCTCGGTGCCAGGCTAGGGTTGCGTTCGACGCACCCCGCGTGCGAGACCTTCACCCATGGCGCCAAACGGAACGGTGACGATCGGCCTCGGTGGGTGGGCTCGGCGGAAGACGAACCGCTACGGGGACCCGCTCGACACCCCGAAGGCCTCGAAGGCGGACGTCGGCTACGTGGTGCCTCCCGAGGGGGTGGCCATCTGCTGCGAGACCTGTTCGTCCTTCCGGCCTCCGAGCGCCTGCAAGGACGTCGGGAACGACGGCGCGGTCATCTACCCGACCGGCTGCTGCAACCGATGGGCGCACGGCGAGGCGAAGGTCTCGACCTACGAGGACCCGAACCCGAACGAAGAAGGAGCGGTGGGATGAGCCGATTCAGCGATTGGGCCGAGCGACGTGGTGGAGCGAGCGTGCGGAGCGCCCCGGCGGCCTCGGTGCAGCAGGCCCAGCAGGCCCAGCAGCCCCAGCAGGCTCCGCGCCCGATGGCGATCGCGCTCCCGAACGGCTCGGTGACGGTCGGGACACCGCGGCTCTTCGTCCCGCAGGCCACGGACTACCAGACCTGCCAGATCGTCCCACCTGGGGACCGCGACCCGTACGCGGCGCTCCTCGCGAGCGTCCCGGAGCTCGTCACCGACGACCTCTCGAACGGCGTCGACGCGATGGACCTGGCGGGGGTGCCGGTCGAGGGGCGGATGAGCCACTGGACCCCGACCGCGAACCGCCAGTACGGAGGCCGAGACGTCGACCGCCACGGCACCCTCGACGAGCACCTCCGCGCTCGCCACGGCGTCTCGCTGGCGCAGATCCGTCGGCGCGGCTAGCCTCCCCCGGTGCCCCGAGCCAAGCGAGTCCCCGACGTCGCCCAGAAGGTCTTTGGGGCGCACCTCAACCAGCTGAAGCGTCTGGTCGATGCCCGAGGGACCTCGGACGTCGCCTCCCTCTACGCGGATGCACAGCGCGATCTTGCGGCGCGCCTTCGGGCGGCCGGCGAGGGCTCGACGAAGGCCGGCCCTACGACCCTGCGGGCGATGATCGCCCAGGCGGACGCGGCGGTGGCGAAGCTCTCCGGGAAGCTGGAGCAGCACCTCAACGAGGCCAGCAGCGAGGCCGTCGTGATGGGGGCTCGCCACGGCCTCGACGAATGGCGGCGGCTGGAGACCCACTTCAAGGGCACGACTCCGGTCCTCGACGTCGAGCGAGGGGCGATGTTCCGCGGGCTGGTGAACGGCGTCGACCGCTCGGTCCTGAACCGCCACAAGCGCTCGGTCCAGATCTGGGGGCTCGACGCGATCCGCCGCATCGAGGGCCGGCTCTCGGTGGCGGCCATGACCGGCAAGCCACTAGAGGACATGGTCGAGGAGGTGATGCGGGACGATGGGCTCGGGCCGGAGGAGCGGTACCGGGCCGAGCGGATCGTCCGGACGGAGATGGCGCACGCTCACGGGGCGGCGAAGCACCAGGCGATCGAGCGGACCGCGAAGGAGCTCGGCGGCAAGGTCTGGAAGAAGCTGATCGCGACCTTCGACGACCGGACCGGCGACGACAGCTTCCTGGTCCACGGGCAGGCCGTGCCGGTCGACCAACCCTTCCAGTGGAAGCGGAAGGTCCGGGGGCGCTGGGTCCTGCAGCGCTACATGCATCCGCCGAACCGGCCGAACGATCGCGAGGTCGTGGTGCCCTGGGACCCCAGCTGGCCCGAGGACGATCTCTCGCGGCCGTTGAGCCTCACGGAGCTCGAAGCGGCGGAGCCGACCCGGTGGCGCAAGGACGTCGGGGTCGAGATCCCTCCGGGCCACAAACCCGGGCAGCCCTACGAGCACGGGCCCGAGGACGAGGAGGGGGAGGAGCTCGAAGCCGAGCAGGACGGCGAGGAGCCGGGTGGCGAGGCGGCCGACGAGGAATTGGCGGCGACGGCGCCCTTCCTGCCGGAGCCTGGGGAGGCGATCGAGCCCGAGGAGTCAGCCGAAGAGCCGGCGGAGCCCGAGGTCGAGGAGGAGGACCAGGAAGCAGTCGAGGAGGAGGACCAGGCGGAAGAGGAGGAGGCGGGTGATGCCCGGGCGGACCTCAAGGCCGAGATGGAGGACCTCAAGGCCGAGCTTGAGGGTGAGATCGAGGACGCCTTCGAGGACGGGGCGGAGGAGCCGGTGGAGCCCGAGCAGGAGGCCCTGGAGGCCCCACAGGCGGCGGTCGAGGCGGCCACGGCCCTGGTGGGGCGGCCGGTCTCGGCGGCCCAGGTGGCGGCCCTGACGGGCTTCGAGGGGGCGAAGGTCCGGGTGAAGGTTGGGCCGATGGGGAGGGTGAAGATCACGGCCGAAGCTCCTCACATGCACGCGATTCGTGATCTCGTACGGGTCGACGGAAAGCTGGTTCTCAAGAACGGCCTCTTGGAGGTGGAGAAGGAAGCTCAAGGGCAGTCGCGTGGGACTCGGTTGTTCGCTTCTCAGATCCGAGCGGCGGTTTCGCTCGGCGTCGATCGGATCGAGGCGCTCTGCTTCCGTTCGGGAAACTACAACGGCTACTACACCTGGGCGCGCCTCGGGTACGACGCGCCCCTCGACGCGGAGCAGCGGCGCGCGACCGGCTGCGAGTCCATCGCGGAGCTCATGCAGACCGCGGAGGGTCGGGCGTGGTGGAAGACCCACGGTGACAGCTTCGACGGCGTCTTCGACCTCAGCCCTGGCAGCCGGTCGCGGAAGGTCCTGAGCGCCTACCTGCGCGAGAAGGGGATCGACCCGAAGAAGCCGCACGGGCGACGATAGCCTCATGGCCAGCTGGGAACCCGAGGAGAGCAAGGAGGACGCAGCGGTCCTCAACCGCGTCTGGAACACGATCGGTCGAGGGGCTGCGCGCCCGGTCTCGGCCCTCACCGACGCGGAGGTGGAGGTCGAGCTCGCGGACTACTCTGCGGGTCGCACGAAGATGACCGCGACCCGACTCGAGGCCCTGCAGGCCCGCAAGGAGGCGGCTGGTGGGGCGACGAGGTAATGCGGCCCGGACACCCGAGAGCGATCTTCGGCAGCACATGATCGCCACCCAGGTGCGGATCTACAGCGCCGAGGAGATCGCGGCCTTCGCGGCCGAGCGCGGAGTCCTGGCGGCGACACCAGAGGCGGTCGAGGCGGCGCGGAAGCGCATCGTCGAATCGCAGCGCCCCGAGGCTCGGGCGCGTCGGAAGTGGATCTTCTGAGCCAAGCAACCCGGGTTGTTTCCGCGCTCCCCTCTTGTGGGAGCACCCACAGGACGGTTATGGGATCGCTGTGGCTCTCGACGCGCAGACGATCCAGGGGTGGGCGAGCGCCCGTGGCAACGCAACGCCCCGGTTCGGCGGCATCGGGAAGCCGAAGACCGCCGACGATCCCGGCTCCGATGAGGGGACGGGCGACCTCGACGACACCGGCGACCTCGGGGACGACGGCCACGACTCCATCTGGGCCGGCGAGGAGTCCGGGGAGATCGACGAGGAACGGGCCCAGCAGCTGCTCGACTGGCTGAAGGAGAACGAGCCGGAGCTCGAAGATCCGATCCGGGAGCTCGCCGAGGCGATCACGACCGGCGACGAGGAGATGCGGGAGCACGCCCACGAGGAGCTCCTGCAGGCCAAGCAGCGGAACCTCGACGACTACGAGGAGTTCACGGAGTCGCAGCGCGAGGAGCTCGACGGCGAGCTTTCGAGCGCGCTCGGCGAGGCCAACTATCCCGACCCGACCGACCCCGAGTGGGCGGTGGCGGTCGCGAAGGCGATCGGTCAGGTTCGTTCCGAGGGCGAGGACGACCTCCTCGACGAGGACGACGAAGACGAGCGCTCGGAAGACGAAGACGAGATCGAGACGGAGGGCTGAGGCCTTCCCGGAGAGGAGCACGAGGATGGCCACGGTCGAGAAGCCCGCCCGCACCCTGCGCGGCATCGCGGAGAGCAAGAACAAGGGGCTCACGGGTGAGCCGAAGTACTGCGGGAAGTGCGGCCTGCCGACCTGCAACGGCTCCTGCCAGGCGGCCAAGAAGAAGTAGCGGGCGCGCTGCGCCGGCTCGGGAGGGAAGAGCACCATGTCCGACGAGAAGACGAACCCCAACCCCGTCGACCAGTACGACGGGAAGCGCAAGGAAGGTCACGGGGGCGTCGGCGACGAGCAGAAGTACGGCTCGTCCCAGAACCCCGTCCAGAACCCGCCGGCCCCGTGGTCGAACCTCCGAGAGATCGGGGCCACGGGCGGTCAGAAGTAGTCGGTCGAGCGGGCGAAGCAACCCGGGTTGTTAGGGGAGAGGTGAAGCGTGGGCGTTCTTCAGAAGCTGGCGATGCAGGGGTCGGTGACGCGCGGTCCGGTGCTCCCGACCTCCACCCCGGCCACGATCGGTGGTGACGAGATCCCGATCGACCTCTCCGCCGTCTACGCCGAGCACCGGCGCGAGCCCCGCACCATCAACAGCCCGAGCACCTTCGTCGACCTGATCGCCGGGATGACGATCAGCGCCGTGCGGTTCGTGATCATCCGGACGACGGGCGGAGTCGCGACCTTGCGGCTCACCACGCCTGCGGGAGAGGATCAGCTCCTCTCGATCTCGGACCTCTTCATCCTCTCCAACCCGGTCTCCGGTTCGGAGGTCTCGGCGCTGGCCATCAAGGGCAGCGTCAACATCGAAGTTCTCATCTCCGGCGACACCTGATCGCCGGGCACCACGGAGGTAGTTCGCAGCCATGTCCAACACCACCCCCACGCTCCGCGAGGAGTTCACCGCGGCTGGCGGTCAGATCCAGCGCCTCGTCAACGCCCTCGCGGCGCTCGGGTTCGGCGACCTGCTCGCGGCCCTGGTCCGCAAGGCCATCGGTGGCTCGAAGATCCAGAGCGCGACCTTCACGGCGACCGGCTCCAGCCAGGCGGTCACCTTCGCGGGTCTCGGCCTGGTCCCGCCGGCCACGGCCAACTACCAGGTGTTCGCGGCCTGCGAGACCACGAACGCGCGCATCGACGAGTCGACGAAGACCACCACGGGCTTCACGATCCTCGGCACCACCAACACCGAGCCGATCAACATCGCGGTCGTCGAGGACTACGGGGACGGCTCCGAGGCGGTCGCGGTCTCCTCGAACGCGGGGACCCTCGCGGTCCAGCCCTCGGCGATCCTCGACGTCTACGCGACGGGCGGCACGACCAAGGGCCGCTACGCGCTCAAGATCGGCGACTCGTCCGTCAGCCCGGCGACCGGCGAGGTCGTCTGGGACGGCAACACCGGCCTGCGCTTCAACAGCGCGGACGCGGTCTCGGCCGTGCGCGTTCTCTCGCTCCCGAAGGCCAGCCCGCTCACGATCTCGCTCCTGAGCCGGGCCCTCGGGCAGCGCGACTAGCAGCGCTTCTCATCAACGCATCGAAGGAGGGACGGGGCCTGGCCCCGGGAAGGGAACGAACCCATGACGAGCGGAGCAGACGGCGGTGCCGTCATCACCCCGAAGAAGCAGCAGAATAAGCGGGTACTCGAGCGGGCCAAGCGGCTCGCTCGCAACGAGGTCTCCAAGGAGCTCGGGCGCTTCTCGCGCGCGCTCGGGCTCGGGGACGACTACGACCCCGCGAAGCTGGAGGCCAAGATCCAGGAGCTCCAGCGGGGCGGCGGTCAGCCCGACGAGGCCACGAAGGCGCTCATGGCTCAGGTCGCGGACCTGAAGGCCCAGCAGGAGAAGCAGCAGCGCGAGCTCGCGAAGGAGCGAGAGCGCGCCGAGCGGGCCGAGCGCAACGCGAAGGACGTCGAGGTCGAGGCGGAGCTCAAGGAGTACGCGATGAAGGCGGGGGTGCGGGACTCGAAGTACGCGCTCCATCTCTTCGCCGAGCACGTCCAGAGCGGTGCCGAAGACGTCGACCCCGAAAAGTTCTTCGAGGGTCTGAAGGCCGACAAGACCAAGCGGTACCTCTTCGCGGAGGAGACGGTCTTGGCGGGCCCGACGACCCCGACCCCGGAGCAGAAGGTCGAGACCGCTCCTGCGCCGGCCAACCCGGCGGCTCCGAAGGAGGAGGACCTCACGGAGCGCGACGACAAGGGGAAGTACAAGACCAACAACCGTGAGTTCGCGGAGAGAACCTCTGCGAAGTACGGATTCCGCCCGAGCGTCCGCGGCTAGGCGGCTCACCACAAGGACTAGCCCCGCGGTGGGGCGAGGGAGTAGAACGAAGCTATGAGTGCTGGTCAGCTGTCGACCGCGAATTTCACGGTCGCATTCAACCCGTCGCTGGTGTCGGCGATCCAGGACCGGACGATCGTCCGCATCTGGCGCGACGTCCTCTTCCCCAACCTGCTCTTCCGCGGGGAGGCGGAGGCGGAGCTCTGGCCGGTGAACCTGGGTGCGAACCAGACGTTCACGCGGGCCGGGCTGATCCGCCCGAGCACCCGTCCGCTCGCGGCCAACTCGGAGCCCGAGCCGCTCTCGTACCCGATCGAGCAGTGGGAGGTGACGGCCGAGCAGTGGGCCGGGACGATCGACACCCACACCCCGACCAGCTACGTGAGCTCGGTCTCGCAGCACCTGCGGAACGTCCACCAGCTGGGCCTGCACGCCGGCATGTCGCTGAACCGCGTCGTGCGCGACAAGGGCTACAACGCCTATCTGGCCGGCAACACGGTCGTGAAGGCGGGCGGCGCCTCGGCGTCGACGAGCGTTCCGGTGGTCTCGATCAACGGCTTCACCAAGAAGCTGCAGAACGGGCGCCCGGCGTCGGTCAGCCCCACGAACCCGCTGCCGGTGGTGATCACCAGCGGGGGCGTGGCGACGACCTACAACGTCGTCGGCTACACGCTGGACACGGCGGGCGACGAGATCCACGGCGGGACCCTGACCCTGGACTCGGCGCACGGCGGGCTCTCGGCGCGCGACATCGTGGTGGCGGCGAACCGCTCCGAGGTCGTGAACAGCGGCGGCTCGCTCTCGATCGACAACATCGCCTCGACCGACCAGTTCTCGCTGGCGGACATTCGGGCGGTGGTGGCGAAGCTCCGCACGAACCTGGCCCCGGTCCACGAGGACGGGACCTACCACTGCCACCTGGACGCGATCAGCGAGCAGCAGGTGTTCGGGGACCGCGAGTTCCAGAACCTCAACACCGCGTTGCCCGACTACCTCCACTACCGGGAGTTCGCGCTCGCCCACATCGGGGGCTGCACCTTCTACCGGAACCTGGAGGCCCCGGTGGCGGCGACGGTCGACCAGGACCCGCGCTTCGGCGCGACGTTCGCGGGCGAGCTCACGAACGCGAGCAGCGTGCCGATCCACCGTCCGCTCTTCACGGCGGCCGGCTGGATCGAGGAGAAGTACCTCGACGAGTCGAAGTACATCACCGAGAACGGCGTGCTCGGGAAGATCGGCGAGTTCTCGATCACGAACGGCGGGATGCAGATCCTCACGGAGCGCATCCGCCTGACGCTGCGGAGCCCGATGGACCGGCTCCAGCAGAACGTGTCGAGCTCGTGGTCGTACTCGGGGGCCTGGGGCTTCCCGACCGACGCGGGTTCGCCGACCAGCAACGCGGACTACAAGCGGGCGGTCGTCGTCCAGCACGGCGAGTGAGATCTCCCCGGGGCTGCATCGGCGGCCCCGGTAGCGTCTCCTGCCCAGGTGCGGTTGAGCGCTCGGCTGCGCAGGCCTCCACGGAGGTCGGGTAGGAGATGGAGAGGTGTCGACGGCTTCGGCCGGCGGCGCTCCAGGGTGGACTTGACCCTGCGTATCAGAGGGGCCGGGTGGGCAAAGGGGGCGACCCCTTCCGGTCTTCGGACCGCGGATGCCTGCCCGGCCTTTCGTTTTGGAGCGCGGGTGCCCGAAGCACCCTTTCGAAGAAGGAGGAGCAGATGGCGACGAGACGAGCAACGCCTGGCGACGTGCAGGACCTGGTGAGCCAGATCCCTTTCACCGACGAGGCCCAGCCTCCGGTGCCCGAGACGGATGCCCAGAAGGCGAAGGCGAGCGCGAAGGCCAACGACGAGGCGGCGAAGCGGGCGCTGGAGAACCTGAAGATCAACCGGCCGAAGGACACGCGGGTGGTGGTGAAGCCGCTCCCGGCTCCCGAGGCGGCCAAGAAGGCCCCGGCGCGCTTCCGGGTGCTGGAGCGGGCCGAGGTGACGCGCGGCGCGAGCCGCTTCATCCTTCAGGCGGGGAAGGAGATCGACGCGAACCAGTACGACATCGCGGAGCTCCAGAGCCGGGGTGTGAAGTTGAAGGCCCTCGACGCTCCCCAGCCCCAGCCGGCGGCCTAGAGCTAGCCACCCGGGTGGCGTTCGATCCATCCTTCGCAGGTGGCTGTCCGACTCTCCGAAGCTGACCGCGCGCGGGTGCGCTACCACCTTGGCTACCCCAACACCGAGCCGGTGAGCTCGATGGTGGCCGGCATCCCGTCGAGCCAGCAGAGCCTCTACCTGGTGGAGCTCGCGATGGACCGGATCATCCCGTCGGCGGTCTCGTTGGTCCAGGAGCTCATCGCCGTCATGGACGCGATCGAGAGCCAGCAGGTGGACTCGATGAAGCGCCTGAAGGCCCAGCAGCTGGGGGACATGAAGCTCCGCAGCAACAACACCGAGGCGACGGAGGGCGACCTCCTCGAAGGCGAGTACATGCGGTGGTGCGGGAAGCTGGCGATGACACTCGGGGCTCCGATGAACCCGTACTCGCCGAGGCACGGGGGCGCGGGCCACTCGATGAACGTGCGGGTCCTGAACGGAGTCTGAGGTGGCGAAGCCAAGCTGGTTCCGGCCGTTGGGCGACACGGAGATCCGCCGATCGCTGGTGGAGGACCTGGTGCCGGTCGCGGACGACCTCCGGCAGCTGTACACCGACTTCGGGGGCCGACCGTACCGCGTCTTCCTGGTGTGGGTGGGGTGGTCGGCGGACGCGGACGGGGACGGGGTGATCCGCGGTCGGGAGCTTCGACTCGAGGACGGGGAGCGCGGGGTGGGGCGGCCGTCGTTGCTGCGCGAGGAGGAGCTCCTCCCGACCCCATCGGTGGTGGGGCTCTCGGCGCTCTCCGACACCTCCTCGGCTCTGGGCTCGGAGGAGGAGGGGACGGTGCAGGTCGACCAGGTCAGCCTCTCCTACTCGGAGGAGGTCCTGCGGGGGCTGCTGCCCGAGTACCGGGACCCCGACCACCCCCAGTCGCTGCGGGACGGGGTCTCGTTCTTCTGGGAGATCGTGGAGGCACGGCCGGCGGGTCGCGGAGCACCCCTGACGGCGGGTGGCCGGCACAGCGTCGACCTGGCGCCTGCGCGTCGGCGCTTCGTCCTGGCGGGCTCGCCGGAGCGGGCGCAGTTCGGGTTCTGCTGGCGGCCGATCACCTTGGAGCGGGCCGAGGGGGCGCGGGCGCGAGACGGTGAGGTCGAGGACCTTGGATGAGCCGATCAGCCTGAAGCTCCTGGCCCCGCTGATGGTGCGGCTGGCGGCCAACGACCGGCGGGCGATGACCCGGGCCATCCGGCGGACGCTCGCCATGGACGCGCACCGGTGGATCCAGTGGTCGATCGCCGGGGGAGGTTGGGAGGGGGGCGGGCCTCCCAGCCTCCCTCGGCGGCCGGTGGTCAAGAACCCGCCGAAGCCGGTGGGGCTGGGGACGAAGGTGCGGCGGCTCTTGAAGCGGCTCCGCCCGAAGGAGGGTCGGCCGAAGAGGGCCCGGAAGGGGGCGGGTGGGGCTTCAGCGGCGCCCCGGCCGGCTCCCGCGGGGTACCGGGCCCCGGTGGACACGGGCGACTACAAGGCCTCGTGGCGCGACGAGGCGCTGCCCGATGGGAGCGGGATCTTCTATTCGAGCCCGAACCCACCGGTGAAGGCGGGGGTGATCGAGGAGGGGCGGCGGCCGGCCCCGATCCCTATCGCGCCCTTGGCGCAGTGGGTGCGGCGGAAGCTGAACGTCCAGGACCCGGCGGAGGCGGTCAGGGTCGCGATGGCGATCAGCCGGAAGGCGGCTCGGACGGCGCGCCCGGGCCTGCATGTGTTGGGGCGGGCGGCGCCGAAGATCCGCGAGGCCTTCGAGAAGAACCTGGAGCAGGAGCTCCGGATGAAGCCGGCCACGCCGGTGAGGTGAGGGATGCTTCCACAGGACCCTGAGCGGTACCCGTTCCAGAAGACGAGGGATGCGCGCGGCGCGATGGGGGGCGCGCTCGCGTCTCTCCTGGGGGAGCTCGAGTGGAGCTACCCGGCGACGGCGACCCCGGAGCGCATGCCAACCGAGGCCATCCACGACAGCTGGGCGGACTTCGAGAAGCGGGCGCTCTCGGAGAACGGGATGGTGCCGGCGGCGGCGGTGCTGCCCGACAAGCTGACCGAGGAGGAGTCGGACCTGGGGCCCCGGTACCTGGACGACACCTGGACGACCGACGGCACGGGCGGGCGGGTCTTGGTGGCGCTGGGGGAGTGGGTGGGGACCTTCCTGGTGGTGGTGCGGGGGAAGAGCCGGGCCCAGCGGGACGCGATCCTGGGGGCGGCCGAGGACCTCTTCATCGAGCTCCCGACCGCGACCTCGTCGGGGACGCGGCTTGGCCGGCTGGTGGAGGTCGAGAGCTACTACCGGCGGAAGGCGCGCTTCAGCCTGGGCGGGATCCAGCTGCTCGACTCGGCGGAGACGGTGAAGCGAAACCGGTGGTTGGCGCAGCTGGAGGTGACGGGTCGGATGCAGCACTGCGTGGTGCGGACGGCTCCGGCGCTGTCCCCGAGATTCCGCGGCGTGGTAGATGAGGTCGAGGGCGGACGCTAAGCGCCCAGGAGGTATCGAACGTGGCAGGCTTCTTCCGGCGCTTCTCCAACTTTCCGACGACCGCCCAGATCAACGCCATCGAGGGCGTGACGGTCGTGGATCTCAACCCGCCTGGGGTCTTCGGCGGCATCCTGAGCGGCATCCTGGCGCTCGTCGGGGAGTGGTCGAAGGGCCCCTTCAACACCCCGACGGAGGTCGAGGGCGACCAGACGATCCGGGCCTTCGGGGGCTTCAGCGGCTCGGTGAGCGACCCGCTCGGCTTCGACGTCAACCGCTACGGGAACGGCAACGCCTTCTGCTGGTTGAAGGGCAAGAGCTTCAGCCGCATCGTCTTGGTGCGGGCGGACCTCGATCTCGCCGAAGGCATCACCCTGAAGGTGACCGGAACCCCGACCCCGCTCGCGAAGGATCTGCTGATCCCGGCGGGGACGCGGGTTCGGGACCCGGCGCACACGACGCGCGAGTTCGCGCTCTCGGCGGACGTGGTGATCGCGGCGGGAACGAGCCTGACGACGGCGGCGCACAGCGCCTACTCGTCGACGGCGACCAGCTACTCCACGCGGACGGTCACGGGCGTGCCGGTCTACAGCACCCAAGGGGTGGCGGAGAACGCGGTCGGGGACGTCACGCAGGTGGACTCGACCGATCTCGCGCGCGCCGGCATCGGGGCGGGGACGTCGCTGCCGAGCATCGTCGTGGCCTGCTCGACGGGTGTGCTCGACAGCAGCACGGCGAACACCGATCCGTTGACGCCCCTCACCTCCAGCGAGATCGACGCGGCCTACTCGACGGCGATCGACTCGACGAAGCCGAACAGCGACGCGACGAGCCCGACGAGCATGATCGGAATCATCGCTTCGGCACGGCAGTCGGCGGCGATCCGGGCGGCCCTGAAGGCGAACGCGATCGATAGCTCGGCGATTGGCTACGGGCGGGTGGCACTCCTCAGGGCTCCGCTCGGGACGGTGAGTGCGGATGCGCGCGGGTCGACCGACACGGGCGACGGCTACGTGGCGGGGAGCGGGGTCGGTGGGGTGGGGGCGAACCGGACGGACCGGGTCGTCTTCTGCTACCCCCACTACGAGCAGTACATCTCGGACGTCGCGGCCTTCAACTCGAGCCTCACCGGCAACGTGATGCTCGGTGCGGACAGCGCGATGGCGGTCCTGCTCTCGCAGCTGAACCCGGAAGAGAACCCGGGCCAGGAGACCGACTTCCTGGGCTACGGGCTGCGGCGCCTGGAGCCGGGTCTCACGACAACCGGCCTCCCGACGGCCTTCGAGGAGAGCGACTACGAGCTCTTCAAGGCCGCGGGGATCGCGGCGCTCCGCTACGACCCGTCGATCGGGAAGTGGGTCTTCCAGAGCGGGGTGACGGCCGACCTGACGAACGCTCCGATCGCCCGGCGGCGGATGCGGGACTACGTCGAGGACTCGGTGGCGGCCATCATGGCCCCGTACGTCAAGAAGCTCGGGGTGCCGGACCGGAAGGACAGCCTGGTCGGGGAGGTCTACAGCTTCCTGGACGGCCTGCTCAGCCCGGAGAACACGGCCCGTCAGCGGATCGCGGACTTCCTGCTCGACAGCAAGAGCGGCAACTCGGAGGCCCAGGAGGCCCTGGGGATCTTCGTGCTGATCGGGAAGGTGAAGACGCTGGCCTCGATGGACCAGATCGTCTTCCAGGCGCAGGTCGGGGAGACGGTGACGATCGAGACCTCCGTCTAAGCAACCCGGGTTGTTAGGGCCAGGTCTTGCCGGCCTGGCCCGGGTCTGCCAAAGATCCGCCCATGAGCGAGCTCCGCCTTCGCGGCCAAGAAGTCACCGTCCGACTCGCCCAGGACGGGCGCATCCTGGCCGAGATCACGGCCATCAAGAACCTCGAGGTCACCTTCCAGTTCAAGAAGATGGAGGAGGGGTACCTTGGGGAGCGCACGCAGCGTCACGACGACGTCTTCGACGGCGTCAGCGGGAGCTTCACCCTCCACCCCGAGGGCGACCAGGCCCTGAAGCTGATCGACTTCCTGATGCAGCGGACGCAGCGCAGGGTGCCGGCGGGCCAGGGCGTCATCAACATCACGGCCACCTACAACTTCCCGAACGGGTCTCGGCCCCGCGTCCTCATCCCCGATATCAAGTTCGACCCGATCAAGCTCGGGACGGGCGGCCGGGACGAGTACGTGGCGGTCGACATCAGCTTCGCGGCCGACACCGCGAAGATCATCACCACGTAGAGCAGCCCCGAGCCCGACCGAAGACCGGGCTCGCGCGGGCCATTGAAGGAGGCGACATGGCGACGAAGACGATTCTCCCGAAGGGAGGGGCGGAGGGCCTCGACGAGGGCGCGAGCCCGACGCTGGCGGACCGGCTGCCCGGCATCGAGGACGGGCTCCCGCAGGCGATGAGGCGAAGGGTCCACACCTTCACGATCCCCGAGAAGGTCAGGCAGGCGAACGACCCAAAGACGATCGGGCTCCATGAGCTCACCTTCGAGGAGGAGTCGGCGGTCTTCGAGACGGGCGGGACCGCTTCCTCGAACCACCAGACGGCGATTCGGCTCCTGCGGCGCTCGCTGGCCGAGGTGGACGGGCGGCCGGTCAACAAGAGCGCCAACGAGGACGAGATCCTCCTGGCGCGGTGGAGCCCGAAGGTCCGGAAGCTGGCTGTCCAGGGCTTCGGCTTCCTCCACAACACGACCGACGAGGAAGACGCCGATTTTTTCGGCAGCGTGGCGGTGCGGTAGGGCGTCGGCTCGCGGGGGCTCGGGTCGCGCGGGCCGAGCTTCGCGAGCGGCGGCGCGGGCGCTACCGGGAGCTCGTCTTCATCGCCTACTTCGGCCACCAGTCGATCGCGGAGCTCGAACGGATGCCGCGGTGGAAGGTGCGGCTGATCCGTGAGGAGCTTGAGGAGCTCGTCCGGGAGGCACCGGGGATGCGGTTCGGGTAGGGTCGGCGGCATGGCCGACGTCACGACGATCCACAAGGTCATCCTCCAGTTCGGGGTCCAGAAGGGGAGCCAGGTCGTCGACCAGGTGAACCGGGTCGGGGAGGCCGCGAAGGCGGCCGACAAGAAAGTCGAGAAGGCAGCCGGCGGCCTGAAGCGCTTTCTCGGCGGCGGCCCGATCGCTGTCATGCGCGAGATCCCCGGGCTCGGTCAGGTGGTCGAGCAGGTGAACGGGCTCAGCGGCGCGCTCCAGCGGCTGGCGATGCAGAAGCTCTCCATCCCGCAGAGCATCGGTGAGTGGGTGGCGCGCGGCTGGGAGCTCAACGAGGCCTGGGACCAGGCGCAGGACAAGCTCGTCGGGACGACGCTCGCCATGACCGCGATCGGGCAGACCATCGGGGGCGTCAAGGTCGAGTTCGACCGCATGGGCGGGATGCCGAAGTTCCTCGACGGGACGACGGCAGCCTTCGAGCGCGCGGGGGTGGTGGCGGACGCGCTGCGGTCGAAGTTCCGCGAGACCGCCATGGAGGCGGCGGTTCCGACAGCGACGGTGCGGACGGCCTTTGGGGCTCTGCTGCCGATGCTGAGCGGGGTCGGGAAGTCGTGGGCAAATATCGCGGAGCTCTCTGGTGATGCCACCAAGGCTGCGGTGGTGTTCGGCCAGGACGCGGGGGCGGCGACCTCGGTGGTGATCGACCTGCTGCGGCGCGGGCGCTCGCGCTCGAAGGATCCGTTGGGCCTGTCGCTCTCCATGGAGGCGGGGATCAAGAAGACCGACACGATGGAGCAGAAGATCGTGAAGGTGGGGGCGGCGCTGAAGAAGCTCGCGGCGCCCATCAAGGCCGTGACCGATGGGACCGAGGAGGCGACCGTCCGGTGGAAGATCTTTCTGGACGGGGTCATCCAACGGTCGACGAAGGCGGCCTACGACACGATCGGCGACGTGGTGCAGAAGATCGTCGACTGGACGGAGCTCCACAAGGACGCCATCGACGGCGTCATCGACGGCCTCACGCACGCCTGGGAGGTGGGCTCCGACTTCGTGGGCCTGTTGGTCGAGGGCGCGGTATGGCTCTCGGAATACTCGGGGCTCACGGGTCTGGTGGGCGACGGGGTCTCGGTCATCGTGGCGGGCTGGCAGGGGCTGGTCGGCTTCCTCGACAGCGCGGTGCAGAGCTTCAAGGTGATCCGCGAGGTGGTGCGGTACATGACCGGCGAGAGCAGCTGGGCGAAGCTCGACGCGATGCTCGACGGCCTCTACCTCAAGATGCTGAAGATCGTCCGGCCGTTCGTGCAGCTGTTGAAGATCCTCCCCGGGGGCGCGGGGAAGATCGCGGCCAAGAACGCAGAGCTCTTCGACACCTGGCTGGGCGGCTTCGAGCGGCAGACGGCCGCGAAGGAGAAGGCGGCCGGCGTCGCCAAGGAAGACCGGGTGGCCGACGCTGTGAAGAAGAACGTCGGGATGACGAAGGCGGAGCGCGACCAGATCCTGAAGGACACGCTCGGCACCAAGCGTCCGCTGCTGGAGCAGAACATCGGGAAGATCGAGGTCCACCAGGACCTCCGCGACCAGGACCCCGACCGCGTCTTCGTGGAGTTCAAGGAGGGGCTGGAGAAACTCGGGGAGCGGGCCCTCTCCTCGACGGCGGCGGGGCGGGCGACGGCCTTCGGGCCCGGGTGATTGGGCGGGCGTCGGTGTAGAGTGCGCGGGTGGCGCGCTCCGACACGACCGACTTCGTCTTCCTCGTCCTCGAAGGTCCGCTGGCTGGTCGCGAGATCGTCCTGTCGGGTCGAGCCCTCCCCTACCGGGCGGGGGCAGACGGGCAGTTCGCGCTCGAACGCGAGCAGAGGGTGAAGACGGTCTGGTACCAAGGCAACCCACGGGCGACGCAGCTGGTGTTCGGGCGGAAGCTGAACCCGACGACCATCAACGGGGTCTGGAAGGACCGGTACCTCGGCGAGGACACGGCGATCTCGCTGGCCGAGACCTTCGAGACCCTCTGCGACCAAGGGGCCCAGCTGCGCGTCAGTTGGTCGACCCTGGAGCGCCAGGGGGTGATCCGGAAGCTGAAGATCACACCTGGGCAGCCCTCCGGGGGCCTCGACTACCTCGGCTGGGAGATGACTCTCGAGTGGTCGGCGGAGTCGACACGGCCGGCGCTTCGGCCGGACCTTCGAAGCAGCGGGCCGCTCCGAGACGACGTGGCGTTGGCGGCGATCGCGGCCGACGACATGCGGCAGATCATCGGGCGGTTCGTCGAGGACGTCGGCTACTACGTGGGGCTCGCCCAGACGGTCTTCGAGGTGACGAAGGGGCTCCTCCAGGACCACGCCCTCGCGGAGTCGGCGGCGGTCGACAGCCTCTCGGGGGCGGCGCAGACGATCGGCGACGAGGGGCAGGTTCCAGCCCGGACCGCGGACGACGTCTCGTCGGCGCTCGGGCAGGCCGCGGAGAGCGCGGCGGGGACCGCGGAGGTGCTGGGCGATCTGTTCCCGGCCGAGACCGCAGTCTCCGACGACGTCGCGACGCTGCTCCTCCAGGCCCTCGACCGATACGAGATCATCGAGCGGGCCTACGAGGTCCTGGAGATCTTCTGGTCGACGCGGGTGCGGGTCGAGGCGCTGGTGCGGCCGGACGTCTTTGCGGTCATCCACCCTCGGCGGCAGGAGGACCTGCGGGTACTGGCGCTCCGCTACTACGGGAACGCGGACGAGTGGAGGCGCATCGCCTCGGCGAACGGGATCGAGAGCTCGGTGGTGCCCGACGACCTGGAGGTCCTCTACATCCCGCTGGTCCTGACGGACGCGCTCGACCCGGCGGGGGCGGTCCAGGGGGTGGCGGGTGTCTGACCGGATCCGGCGCTCGTTCGCGCTCACCAGCGAGAACAGCCACCGATACTTCCCGAGCACCCGGGAGCTCCTCCTCGTGCGGTTCGATGCGGAGGTGGTGGGGACCGCGACCGTCTTCCCCGGCGACGGCTACCTGGCCAGGCGGGCCCGGGAGGCGAACCGGCGGCTCCTCGGCCTGCCGAGCTTCGCGAACCTGAAGCAGCTGGCCGATGGGGGCGTGATCACCAACCCGCTCCTCAACCTCGGGGACGCGGTGGCGCGGGCGGCCCTCGACCCGGCGCTGGCCCGGGAGCGGAGCCAGTGGTTCGACGTGCAGGCGACCCACAGCCAGCGGTCGATCAACAGCTACAGGGCGGCCGACGAGCTTGAGCTCAAGCTGCCCTGGAAGGACCTGCCCTTCGACGCGCGGCTCGTGCGCTCGATCCTCGTCCTCCACTACGAGGGGACGGTCTCGGCCGATGGGTTCGCGACCGGGCAGCGCGACGGCTTCGTGGTGCCGGCGACGGGGCGGAACGTCCGCTTCGTGGGGATCGCGGACGAGATCACCGACGACCACTCCGACGAGGGCGACACCATCACCCTCAAGTGCCGGGACCTCACGGGCGTGCTGCTCGACGAGCAGTTCCCGACCGACGCGGAGATCGCGGTCGTCCCCGGGGCAACGATCGTCGAGGCGGTCGAGCAGGTGCTGCGGAGCGCGGGCCCGATCGCGGACCTGATCCGTGGGCCCTTCCTGCGGCCGGCGAGCCTGGCCCCGACCATCATCGACCCGAAGCTCTACCCGCGGCTTGCGACCCGGGCCTCGCTGCGCCGGCAGGCCAACGAGGGGAAGGGACCGGCGAAGGCGGCGGTCATCCGCAACGTCGTGAAGGCCGAGGCCGTCACCTACTGGGACCTCATCACCGACCTCTGCGTGAGCCACGGGCTGATCCCGACGATCGAGCTCGATGCGCTGGTCATCCAGGAGCCCCGGACCTTCTTCCGCGGCGCGCCCGAAGGCTTCGCGGAGCAGGCCAACCAGACCCTCTTCCCGACCACGTACCGCCGGCTGATCGGCGACCACCAGTACCCGTACCGGCGGCTCAAGTACGGTCACGACCTGTCGAGCCTTCGCTTCTCGCGGAAGCTCGCGGGCGTGAAGACCCCGGCGGTGCGGGTCAACATCCGGAACCCGGACGCGAAGGACGCCTCGAAGCGGCTGATCAGCGTCATCCATCCGCCCGACGCGGAGGCGGCCCTCAAGAAGAAGGGCGGGACCCAGACGGGGCAGGTCCAGCAGATCACCGGCTCGATGGGGAAGGCGGGGAAGGGCAACTCGGCGGACCCGAGCGCGAACCACATCCAGGTGATCAACCTCCGGCTCCCGGGCGTGATCTCGGAGGCGGTGGCGCGGAAGTACGCGGAGCTCATCTACGAGGGGCAGGCCCGCAACGAGGTCGGGGTGACGGTCCAGACCTCGGACCTCGCCTCCTTCTCCGACCACCCGAGCTTCGACCCGAACGAGGACCCCGACCTTCTGGCGCTGCGGGCTGGCGACCCGGTGCAGATCGTCGTCGAGCCCTCGGAGCGCAACCGGGGCGGGATCTGGAGCCTCACGGACCTGAACGAGATGGTGGACCGGGCGCGGCGCGGCGCTGGCGCTGGGGATGCGGTGGGGCTGCTGAAGGGCCAGGGCTTCAGCCAGCCCGCGGCCGAGCAGTTGGTGCGGATCCTGTCGAGCGCGAACCTCCAGACGGAGTTCCGGTTGACGAGCGCGACCGTGACCTTCGATGCCGAGGGCGAGGACTTCACGATCGCCCTCGACCTCCGCAACTACATCAAGATCCACGCGGACCCGGAGGACTCCTCGGCGGGCCCGCTTGCTCAGACGAGCGGCGCACCCACAAAGTGACCGCGTGGCGCGGGTACGAGGACGACGACCAGGGCGGACCGGCGGTGGCGTGCGACGCTCGCTGGACATTCAGCGGTTCGCGAACGCGCTGCGGGGCGAGATCGACACGCGCTTCTGGGTCGGGGCGGGGACCGTCGGGGTGCAGGGGGAGGACGGGACCTTCGTGACCAGCGGCGACGCGGCCACCTACGCGCGCTCCGCCGAGCAGGAGTCGGTGCTGGTCGACGTCCGACTCGAGCCCCTGGGGAAGGTCATCACGGCCCGGTACCACGGCATCATGGTGGGGCGGGCGGGGAGCGCCTTGGCGCCGATCATGCCGGGGGACGCGGTCCTGGTCCTCTTCCCCGAGGGGCAGCTGCAGTCGGGCGATATCGTGGCCTTCCTGACCGGCAACAACGCCACGGCGCCGATCCCGGACGACTGGGCGAACGACCGCGTGCTCTTCGATCTCTCGGTGCCCTTCCACGTCCGGGCTCCGGCCATCAAGCTGGAGTCGAACAACTTGATCCTCAACGGCCGGCGTGTGAACGGCTCGCGGGAGCCGATCTGATGGCCGAGAACACCCCACCCCCGACCTCCTCCTTCTGCGTGGAGCTCGAACGCCTCACCACCCTGCCGGCGATCCACTTCCCGGGCGGCCAGATCCTCCAGCCGCAGATCGACCCGACGCGCGGCATCCCGGGGGCCTGCGGGCTCTCGATCGACCTGGTGGGGAAGCTCGACTCGGCGCTGGCGCCCCTCCAGCCCCTCTTCACGCTCCTCGACTGCGTGGCCCACCTCGCGCAGTGCTTCCTGCTGCTGACCGAGGTGGTCAGTAACCCCTTCAAGATCCCCGACCTGCTCGGCTGCATCCCGGAGCTCCTCGGGAAGGTCAACGGGGTGCTGGCGCTGGTCCCTCCGCTCCCGCAGGGGGTGGTGCAGATCGTGACCTTCGTGGTCGACGTGGTGCGGTTCGCGGCGGTCCAGATCGGCTGCGTGGTTGATCAGCTGCGGGCGGTCGACGAGCAGCTGAAGCGGGTCGAGGAGGACCTGAAGGCGGCCGAGCGGGCCGAGGACCCACAGATGAAGGCGGCGATCTTGGAGCTCGCGGGCTGCGGGCGGAAGAGCGCGGAGGCCTCGGCCTCGACGGCCCTCTCGGCCCTGGGGCCGATCGCCCGCATCCTCTGCACGGTCCGGAGCTTCCTGGTGCTGACCGGCCCGGAGGGGAAGAAGCTCGCCCAGAAGCTGCAGTTCCCGGACCCGACCAACATCGAGACCCTCGACGAGGCGATCTCGCTTCTCGGGACGGTCAAGACCACGCTCCTCGACGTGGTGACGCTGGTGGAGGCGCTCGCGCTCCCGTTCGGCGGTCTGCTGCCGGCTCCCGAGGTGGGGTTCCGGTGCCCGATCGACACCCAGACCGACGACACCCCGGCCGAGGAGGTGGTGGCGCCCCGGCTCGACAGCCTGACCAACCTCGCCACCGGGGTCCTGGTGAGCAGCCTGGCCCCGCTCCCGGTCGGGGGCGCGGACCAGCAGGTGAAGGTGGTGGGGGACGGCTTCACCGACCGGACGACCCTCTACTGGATGACCACCCAGCTGACGATCGAGCGGGTCGTCGACCCCAGCACCCTCAACGTGAAGGTGCCGGGGACGCTGCTGAGGAACGCGGGGGAGTTCCAGCTGACGGCCGCGAACGCGCCGGCCAACGCCCCTCAGCAGTTCGCGGGGATCGCGGGCCCGGGCGAAGACCCGGCCAGCCGGAGCTCGGTCAAGACCTCCAACCAGCTGGCGGCCGTGGTCGGCTAACAACCCGGGTTGCTTCGCCGCCCTTGTGCGGGCGCACGGCGGGCCTGTACGGTGCCCGTCGTGGCGAAGCTGCCCAAGACCCTGGACGCGCGTTACGACGACACACGGGGCGTTTGGAGCCTTCGTGTGCCCTTCGCGCTCCCCGGGCCGGTCTTGGAGCGCGCCCGGGCGTTCGTCCTCAAGATCAACCAGGACCGCTGGCGGTCGGCGGGCCCGGGCGACAAGAAGGACTACCTCGGCCGGGCTTGCCGGGCTCTGGTGGAGGGGCGGTTCGAGCAGGTGATCGTCGGCCAGGAGGCTGTCTGCTTCCAGAGCACCGAGCGTGAGCGCCCCGAG